CTCTTTTATCTATTTATGTATGCTAAGGTTACCAGCGATGCTGATACGCTCAATGCCTTCTGTTGTGAATGGAAACACTTGATGCTCTAACCACGATGGAAAGCAGAAAATCTCTCCGGCGACCGGTTTATGCATAAATGTATGACTACTCATTGGGTGCTTCTCACCATAGCGAAACGAAATATGTCCTGCTGTTGGTGTATTTGTTCTTTGCGTTGGATGCTTTCTTTCTAAATCATAGTCGATTGGATTAGATATGTATATAACAAAACTAATATCTCCGGTATGACTGTGTAGAGGATTCCATTCAAATGCCTTTTGATAATTTACCCATATACCATCTATCAACATATTTCTTGTGAAATGACTTAGGTGACGTTTAGTTTTTCCAAACATTGCCGCATGTAAAACACCGCAGTGGTCGATTATTTCCTGTGATGTCTTATCATCAATAATGAGTAGTCTCTCATCACTCAGATTGCCAGCAAGAGTAGGACGGACATCATCGTTGTTGCGTGATTTTTCACATAACTCTGTCAATCTATCTAAAGTATCACTCTCAATCTCTGTTTTATAGATTACTGGTCCAAAAGGATGTATTAGAACACCAGGTAATGCATCTTGCATAACTTCTAAATTTAAAATCATTATTTCTTGCCCTTTCTTTCAAAATTTAGTAGTAAGGAAAGTCTATCTGTTTCACCATAATAAGTTAACATCTCAAAGAAAACAGGTCCGGGCCATACAAACAATTGATATTTGTTTACAGGTAAAGAATGATATAATGGACTTGCATATGAATTAGGATTTATTAGTCTATATTCACCATTAAACTCTGGTTTATCAGCATCACAATCTATGATAAACATACAGTTGTATTTAACTGTAGCATCATTTGCTATTGGTTGATATGTACCTGTCGCGTTGCTATTTAATCCAAAATCTGCAACAAATACATCAGGATCAATTTCTGTTATGACTTTCTCTTCTATAGTCTGTACTATCATCTTCAGACTTTGTAGTTTGCAATTACTATATGTCATAGAAGTACTATAGTAACCTTTACGACCATCTTTCATTGTTCTGTAATTATCACCGGTATCGTTTTTGATGTAGTTTTGAATATCTTCTATTAGTGCAGTTTGAAAACTATCGTCCAATTCTACTTTATCAATCCATATTGGTGTATAAAATGCTTTCTGTTTATGAAACATACATTTCATCTCCAATAAAAGATGCATCAGGTTTATACTGATGATGAAATGAGAGTGCTTCAATAGGTGTGTTAATCAAAGGCGCGCCTTGACAGTTTAGTGAAGTGTTAACAACTACACCGTGTCCTGTCAGGTTCTTTAGTTCTACTAGCAGTTTGTAGTACCATCCATTGCTTTCATTCACTGTTTGATATCTCACTGTATTATCTACATGTAGAACACCAGACAATACATCTTTACCTAAACTAGTTGGATTGGCAACATGAAGCATATATGGAGATAGAGTTGTTGTGTTTAAGTATGATTCCATATCTTCTTCTAATATACTAATGCCATATGGACGCCACCACTCACGCCTCTTCAAACCTCTAGAGTTAAAGTATTTTGGTGCGTTCAACATATCGGTGCGATATAATAGTGAGCGATTACCTAATGCTCTAGGTCCTATCTCACCTTCACCTGAACATGTTGCTACAATCTTTCCGTTACATAGTTCTTGTGCTATGATAGAAATGTGTTTATCTGGAATAACAGATGGCGTAATCTGTGCCGCTTGACCTGTAGGAAATGATAAATCTAGATTATACAGAGTGCTTAGATATTTCATAGCACCTAGTGACAATCCCTCATCACCTACACACGGAGGTATAGCAAGATTAACAAAATGGTCGTTTAGAGTTTGATTTATGAGAACATTGTGTGCTACTCCACCAGAGAATGTAATTTTATCTTGTGAAGTAAAGTGTCTAGCAAAAAAATCTCTTATCTTTTCTCTTAGTATTTCTTGACATGTGTGCATGTAGTCAACGTACCACCATGCGGCAACGGCAGGTTTTGCCGATTGCCATGTCTTTTCATGATAGTGATGATGAGAGTTCATGAACTGTCGAGCAAAAGCGTGTTCGTTCAATAGTGCCTCAACGCATTCTTCTAGATGAAGATTTGCGACTTTCTTTGCAAATGGAACATTAAACTTACCATATGACATAAGACCCATTACATTGCCAGCAGTATCTTGACTTATCTGTGCTAGTTCGTCTACATCCGCATATTCTTTGCCTAGTGAGCGATTACCCCAATTTGTATATAACTCACCGATTGAAAACATATTTTGAAAGTCATATTTTATGATTTTTTTATCATCTTTGAATACACTGATGTGATTCCAGTAATCTCCAGCACCATCTATAACAACACCGCTGGTATACTCATCTCCGTACAGAAATCGTGCGGATAGATGATGAGCATAATGATGGTCTACTCTAATATATTTCTTGGCAGTTATATTTAAATTAGGAAAACAATAGTCAAACTGTTCTGGTGTTACCTCTGCTACTAATGTGTCATCGGTGCGAAATGGTTGAGACTTATCCACCCAATCAGCACTTCTTCGACCGGCATAACTAAAGCATACTGTGTCTAAGTTGTTCCAATCGATATTTAAGAAATGTAAGTCTTGTTTGACCTGAATCCAATTGTAATAGTCAGAAGTTGCTTGAGTATAGGCATAATGCTTTTTTTGCACTATACGTTCAATCTTACAGTACTGAACTTTTTCACCATCATAATAAGTCACATTGGCATCATGTCCAGCAATATGCATTGCTAGTAGTTTCATTAAAATTCCTCAATACACTCTATTAATAAATTCATTCTCTTAGATATGAACAAGTCAAGCAATTTTCGCTTGCTACCTTGCATAGAACTATTTAGTTGCTCTAAAATAGTCGTTTGCATATCTTTTGGAGTTTGCTTGAGGTCAACAAGAATGGAATTTTCTTTAAATCTAGCATAATCAATAGGAGGAGTTGTAAGAAATTCGACAATTTTCTTCTTAGTAATAGGTTTCTGCCGACCACCTGTTACGAATACATCACTAGGTGATAGAATGTTAGGGATGCCATCGCCTCTATCGCCTTTGATGATATGCTCAAGCAAATACCCACTAGGGTCTGAGCATTTAAGAAACTTCTTTAAGATAGGCGAGAACTGCTCAACATTGCTATACTCTTGCAACTGTTGAAAGTCTTTATCTCCAGAGAGAATAAGAATAGGGTCGCCACCTAATTGCTGTCCATGCTCATGACAGATTGTGCCGATGATATCATCTGCTTCTGCATGTTCTACTTGTAAGACTTTGTATGGCGCATTCTCGCGTATCTCATCACGCACACCATTCAGACATGTAAAGATTGCGTTCCAGTCATACTGAGACTTCTCTCGGTCACCTTTACGAGATGCTTTATAGTGTGGGAATACCTCTTTACGCCAATAGTTCTTATCATCACAACAGATAATCATCTCGCCATACTTCTGTCCAAACTTCTGCTTGTACATGCGTAGACTATTAAATACCATGTGACGGATTAGATTTTCATCAATAGATGTAGCACCTTGAAGGTTCATCATCATATTAGAAATCATTACTTGGTTCAAATCAACTAAAATCATATTATATCTCTCTCATTGTTAATACTTATTATCGCACATTTTGATGCGTTTGTCAAGCATTAATCTTCATCATCTTCTTCTAATTCATCTAATAGTAGTGTCAGACCGACTTGAGCAATTTCACCTGCTCTATTTTTGATTACATTAAACTTGCAGTATTTATCAACCAAGTCTTGAAATTCATGATGCACCTTTCCGTGGCGCAACAGACAACTACGCAATGCTTCTAATGCAAATGCATAGTCTTTTAGAAACTCTGGGTCTTCTACGTTGACACCATGCGCTACCATTTCTTTAGCACCAGCAACAAGAATACTCTCTGCGAGATGATTGCTTATTTCTTCTGCTTTGACACGGCGCATATCTTCTATCATATTCTGCGCCGTGTCAACATCGACAGCATCAATCTTACTTACTTTTGGAAACTGAATAACATTACTGTCCGACATACTTATACTTACCTTTCACAAGTACGGTTCTAGTTTTGGTTTGCTTTTCCAACTCTAGATACCTTCCCTCCAATAAGAACGTAATACGTCTACTTACGGCAGACCCTACATTCTTTGGAAGATGTTCATTATCAGCGAGTGCTTCACGAACAGTTTTAATAACAACTCTCTTCTTAGCATGTTTTAGACTATCTATTGCTTTGAAGATTTCTTTGTCTATCATAGTATGTATATCTCGGCGTTTTGGTTTCCTAGGAGATGAATTAGGCATCACCCATTGAGTATTTTCGCTTTCATAGACTTTAGTACCATCTGGAAACAGTCGGTGCGCCTTGTCTACAGTGTGCATCATATACACCTTAGTACCATCTTCGCGAACTTTGAGAAGTACTTGTTCCATCTTAGGACCAACGTATTTACCATGTTCTTCATAATGGTCTTTTAGTCTTTGATCCAACCAAGATGGAGTATCATCAGTCACTTTTTTTGCTTTCGCCATAATGTAATGTCCTTAGAAATTTCGTAGGTCTGCGATTTCTAACACGATTAATAATTTCTTTAAATGAGAAACTATGCATAAACCGTGGTAGTTGTGTATTTCTGTGTACATACTGCGATAGTTGTTCAACGTCTTCAGCATTCAACTGATGAAGTTTAACAGTATCATCATTCACAGTACTAAATCTAATATACATTACCGGTTCACCTTTGTCAAGAGAAATTCCATTCTCAGGTGTCATTTCATCTACTATTGCCTGTGGTATTCTGAATCCAAACTGTAGTGGACGTTGCCAAGCATGACAATCGAACTTACCATTTAAATAAACTATCTCATCACGACACCCATGTAGTATAGGAGGTAGTGTCTCAATCATAGTGTGTGGAACATCACTCACAAACATATTGTTTAGCATAACTTGAGCATTGACGCCTGTATCATCTCTTTCAATTGATAGAAATGATTCCGGTAGTTTATTTGCATGAATATTATTAGATGGACCCATTACCAGACTAGGACCTATCTTAACAATCGACATGTCAAATGGCATTCGAACAACAAATGTGTTCTTCCAGAAGTCTCTAAACGCAGGACAATATTTAAGACCCCCATCAATAAGAGGTTTTGTATTCAATCTCTCTGGTTTATCTAGTACTGTATCACGCCAGAAACTATCTTCGATGCCTGGGTCATAGGGGGTCCATCCAATGTTAATCACGCTATGCTTTGTCCGCGTACTGTTCTAGGAATGCAATCTTCACACTATCGACACGAAAACTGCGCCATGCTTGCTTATCTAGGTCCCAACATTTGACGACCTCTTTGCTTGGTTCTTTGACTGCTTTAGTCTCTTTTGTAAACTCTACATGCGGCATGTACTTCTCACTCAATGTGCATTTCATTAGACGCTCTGTGCCGTCTTTCTTTGTGAATGTAACTTTACAGATACCATCACGCAAGTCATTAATCAATTCATCATACATATACTTATTCTCCTTCAAGTTTTCGTTTGAGTTCATTATACCCTCCAATGTACTCATTGTCAATAGTAATTATAGGAAAAGTTCGCGCTGTGGGGAATTTCGCCACTACATCATCTCGCGTAAATTCTTCACCTAGTGTTACTGCAGTATACTCTAGACCTTTTTGGTTGAGTAATTGTTTTGCCATATCACAATACGGACACTGTGGTTTAGTCCATACACCTATATTCATTATGCTTGTCCTTTATTTTCAATAATTTTAATTCTGTTGATAACTGTTTCGCGCAATGCGTTATATTTATTTGCCTCGTGTTTGTTCACATATGCATCCAGGTCAATACAATCACCTTCAACAAAATTGTACTGCTCATCTTTCTCAATAGAAACCCACGCTTTAATGAGATTTTTATGTCTATCAACAAATGTATATAGATAGCAGTCGGCGGCAGGAATGAACTTCTTTGACAAAAACTTAATAAAGAAGTTTTGTCGCTTACCTACTATACCAACATAAGTACTATTAGCATATTCACTTTCAATATCTTCTTTCTTTTTCTTGTTACGATAAGTGGGAACAGAAGCGACAACATAACCTAAGTCTTTCATGTCAACTTCTTCATTCTGACAGATAGCAACCAACTTATGTAGAAACTCACTCTCAGTCTCTTTAGGAACTAAAGTCTGAAAGTAAGAATATACATTGAATGTTTCTTTCCATACATCATCGTTGAACTGCTTCTGCGCTGGAGTGTTATAGTATTCGACAATCTTATCTTTAGTTGACCGAATTCCTGGAGCGTCACCTCGGTAACCAGTATTAGAGTTACCAACAAATTCACCATCTAACATAATCTGGTCAATTGTCTTAGCAATAATATCAACTACTTTCAATTTGCGTTCCATAACAGTCTCCATTAGATTTTTTGTTGCCCGTAATCTAAATCCATAAACCCTTGTTCATTTTCAATCATCTCTTGTGCTTCTGGTATGTCTTGTTCAGGATACGGGTCACAATCACACCCACCACAATCAATGCATGTAAAACAAGAATAGCAAGAGAACTCATCTGCCGCATAGTTGTTACCTTTACATTTAGCACATGTGTACATAATTAATACCCCATCTCGACTTCGCGTTGATATTGAAACTTCGCCGCCTCTTCTTCAATCCATGCTTCGAACTGCTGGATTTCATTAGCAAGACGGTCACGCTCAATATCGACCTTCTGCTTCAATTTCTTGTCAGCGATAGTAACAACTACCTCGTCAAGAAGTTCTTTCATTTTGATATCATCTACAGACATTATATATTCTCCTCATTACAGTCATTAATATAACACATTCTATGTTGAATGTCAAGCACTTTCTCACTGAAATGCGATTAAAGATAACAACAGAGAGTTTAGTGCGAATCCAATTGCATTAGATACAATATAGAGTGCATCTTTAGCATAGATTGCTCGTACTAGGAACAAGAACAGTCCTAACCATACTAGTAGTATGAAGTTCAGTGGTGGTAGATTGGTTGACCAACCCATCAGTACTGAAATTGATGTTGGAGCAGTCGCTCCATGTATTAGGATCATTCCAATCCACCCACATATTTCTGGGATTTTATTTTTCACATTATTCATAATATAACTCCTTTTCTTATTGTATTATAGTAACACACTTTTTTAGAGTTGTCAAGTAAAATCTTCAATAAATGCCATAACACCCATTATAAAAACAACTATAATAAACAGTTGTGCAATCCGGCAGGCGATGTAGTCACTCATTCTAAATCTCCTCGACAGTAATACGGTATTTCTTACCATTCATATCGCACATGTCGATAGTCTTTTTGGTAGAAACAAAGTATCCCTCAGTGGGATGTAAGTCCCATTTGATAGGGTCAATCAATCCGATAATATTATCGGGATCATACTTCAATAGTGCTTTACGAACTACATCAGCGATTTTATCACAATATGCTAACATTACACATTCTCCTTTTTGTAAACTTTGTATGCCTCAAGAGTTTTCAAGTCTTGTGCCATAGGATTTTTCTCAATAAACTCAATTAACTGTTCTAGTGTGAACCCAAAGAATTCACATCGTTTATTTAAGACTGACATTGCACCTTTAATTCTCATAATATAACCTCTTTTCTTATCTTACATAGTCATTATAACGTATCAATTGGTAAATGTCAAGGGAAATCCACAAAAAAGACAAAAAAAAACGGCAAAAATGCCGCTTTTTTCTTAGATACTGGGTGTGTAGGGGTTTATTCTGCTTTCCAGATGGTCCATGCTCCATATGCAAGTCCGGCATATGCGGCGAGGTCTGCAAGTGGTCCTAACACTAGAACTACTACTGATACTGCGATAATTGCAAGTCCATCTAATGATGTACGTTCTGCCAATCTGTTTTTAATCCAGTTTGTCATACTTACTCCTTATTTAGTGGTTAATATTGGTGTTGCAGAACCCTTTACGGCAATAGGTGACACCCCTCTAGGTGTCTGCTCTGCAACTTCTTGTTGTGGATCAGGAATAGCAAATGTACATTTAAACGTATCATTTTCCCAGTCCCAACGAGAATTCTCATCATAAGTTAAAACTATACTCTTGTTTGTAAAGTTATCCTCACTATCTTGCCATGCTAGTGTGATAGTCTCACCTACCATACTTTCAAGAAATCTATTAGGAATTGCTCTCACTTCAGCAGGAAAGACTTTATCATCACTCTTTCGAATGAGACTAACTATTCTATTGTTCATGTCTTCCATTAAGTGTGCCATATTACTATTTATCCAAGTTAAAATCGTATCCAAGACCTGCTTCGGTCAAGCGTACTCTGTTATTTAAATGCTCTGCTTCAATATCTTCTTTAGACTGTCCGTGATATGGTACTGCATATCCTTGTGCAATCATAGTATCGTTTAATGAGATATCGTTACTGTCTAGTAGTATTCCTAGAATACGTCCAAACTTACCTTTAGCATCTTTCTCTGTTCTAATCTTAAACACAGTTCCTACTGGTAGTCTGTCTTTGATAAAGTTCTTTGATAGATTACCATAGTGCTTTTCTTCTAAGTCTCTTGTGCGACTTTCTGGTGTATCGATACCATACAAGCGAATTCGTTGCTTGCGTAACCATACTCCAAAACCTAAATCGATGTCCACATCTACTGTGTCACCATCGACAATTCTTAACATAGTTGCTTTATACTCATGCATTACTATTTACTCCCACCGATGTATCCACCGATGACGCCAATCAACCCTGTTACTGACATTTTCATAAGTGTAATAACACTATCATCAACTGGTCTGTTTTCTTCTAGTGCTACCCAATAGTCACCGATAATGATAACTCCTAGTAGTAATAGTACGCCACCTGTAATCAGTAGCACTACAACATCTTTAAAATTCTTAATCATTTCTCTACCTTTTTTATAACTTCTTCATGCTCAACATGCATAATTCCACTGTTGGGTACTTTATGTTCTTTTCTCTCTTTGAACTTTTCCCATAACTCACGCTCATCTTCTGTTACAATAAGTTTGACTTCTTCGACTTCGTTGCTTTGCATCGCTTTTTCAACTCGGTCACCTTCGGACGCACTCTCACCACTTTCTTCAGTTTCGGTACTTTCTTCCGGTAACTTGATTTCATGTGCGTCTACCTCTGTAAAGTCTGCAATATTATCATTCTCAACTTTTACTTTGCGATAGTCTCTTAGTGATTGGTTCGCGGCAATCAACAGCAATACCGCTAATGGATCAAATACAAATATCAAAAGTAAAATAACATAACGTACTGCTTCATCAAAGTGGTCTTTTGCTTCATCACCATAGATGAGTTCAGCAATATACTTTAGTGGTCCAACTTCTGCTTCAATTGCAAGTTGTTCTTTACTTAACTCTAATTTCTTACTATTTAGTTCTGCTATGTTATCACTTGCTTCTTTAATGATACTATTCAGTGATGCACGTTCTTCTTTTTGTGTCTCGCGTACTGCAATTGCGCCATCTTTACCTCTGATACGGTCGTAGTCAATCAGCGTTTGTACTGACTTATCTAGTTGTTCAATAACTGTATCAGCATCAACGATACGCTTGTTTTGTCTATCAATCTGCTTTTCGATTTGTGTGATTTCAAGTGTATTGTCGCCTGCGCTGATGGTCTGGTCTAAGTGTGCTTTTGATAGAAATCCAAAGATTCCCATTGATGTTATAAATACCAATACTACAACAGCAATCGTTAGATACGACTTCAATAGTATTGGAGTTCTTTTCCAGTTGTTATATAACCACGATGCTGTGACAAGTTTCGATACTTCTAGAACTCCACCCATCAATAGTACAGGTATCTTCGCGGCACTAAAAATTGCGGCAAGACCTAACAATGAGTACAATGCCGCAACTGCGGATATACTAATTGCTGATAGTAGTGTGAGTAATGCTAATATCATGCTGTTCGTCTAGAATACCAAGAAGATGCTCTTTCAACAATATCATCCTCCCACTCACTTAACTCAGGAATTTCATATTGTTCAACTAACTCTTTAGACATTAATTCTGTTGCAAATATTGGGTCTGAAAGACTTGCCATATCATCCCATTTGCTGATTAATAAATCGCAGATGGTCTTCCACTCTTCATGTTCAGCAACATTAATGTTATGTTGGTTTTTGATATATGCTATGTTCAAATAAACAAATATCAAATTAGATACTCCCCAATTTTCATAGAGAGTTCTATATTTGCTCATTAGTGTTTCTTGATATATAACACCGTCTAAGTTATCTAGATACTGCATGTATTCCCGCCTTACAGATATAATAAGCATCAACTATGTCCGTAACAGGATTATCTAATGTAGCATCCTGTCCCATAATTTGCTTTATGTTATATTTATGCTCGTTCAGAAACGCTTCATACATTTTATCTTTATTGGCGTTTCCTTTACCTGTCGCATACTTTTTTACTTCACTCGGTGAGATAACTCTAGTGTGTATGTTTTGTTTCCAAAGTCTATATTTAAGTACACCGGCATTCTCACCGATATGAAATACACGACCTTTAGCACCCATAGCATAATCTTCTAGTGTTACTTGGTTGAGAATACCATGTGCAGGTATATACTTAATTGTATCAAGAACCCACTGCGAAATATTGTGGTATCTCTCTGAGGGAGTAGTCCATTCTTTATGAAGGTCACCGTAGATGTTATTCCAGGTGCCTTCATACTTTTTCTTTGTTGTAAGAAAATAGAATTTGCAATCATCGATTTTACATTCTTCTGTCGATGATATACAAATTGCTGGACTACTCAAAGAATAGTCAATTCCTACATACATTATGGTATTTTAGTTTCTGTATATGGACCTGCACTTGGTTCGAAATATTTCGACATCATCTCTAGCATATCATCATATTCTGCAATCTGTTTCATTTCAGTTTCAATCGCTTCGATGATATCTGGATGTTCTCCAATTCCTGCAGGATTGTGCAGATATACTTCTACATTGGCACGATGCTTCTCAATGTGTCCAATTGCATGTGCTTTGAAAGCACTGATTAATGTATCTCTCATTATAAGTCTCCTTGTTTACGGTTCTCGCTGAACCATGCATCAAATGCGCCACCTGGATAACGCTTTTCTAATTTATGCACGTTTTCTTCTAAAACGTCTTGTGGGTCTAAATCCAATGCGCTACATGCGTTAACCCAATACCAAAGGATATCCCCCAACTCTCGTTTGAGGTGAAAAATGGTATCATCATCCAAATTCTTTCCTTGGAACACACACTTTTTGACGATTTCACTAAATTCACCTCCTTCACTAGATAATCCAATACTCGCCGTTAGTAGTGTACTAATATTACACTTGTGGTCTAACTCTTGCAATTTTCTTTCTAAGTGTGTCAAGTTTTTACTCTCTTGACTAGTTACTTCACTTACAAATTCACGATATTCATTCAGTTTCATATATTATTCATCCTCTTCATCACTATAATATTCTTCTTCTGTTTCTAATTCACCTCCGCAAAATGCACAGGCACTCACTACATAATATTCTTCATCCATGTTATGTGCTAATCTAAACTCAGCATGACATTCTAAACAAGCATATGTTTTTGGTTTCCCCATGTTGTCCTCTATAAAGTAAATCCAGCAAAACTGTCTTTATCAACATCTTGCTTAATACCTCCAATGACATAGGATTCGATTTCAGTTTCTTGTGGTGCGTTTTGAAGACCAGAACTATTTAACCAATGAAGAGTCCACGGTAGTGGGTTGTCTCCTGGTTTGATATCATAGATTGCGTTCAGTCCAATTGCTTTCATACGCTTGTTTGCTACCCACTCAACATAGTCTGATAATAGTTTCTCATTGAGACCAATCATAGAACCATCTTTGAATAGATACTTTGCCCACTCTTTTTCTTCATCTACTGCTTGACGATACATGTCATACATGAACTCTTGTTCTTCATCAATAACAGCAAGCATTTCTTTGTCATTTTCGTTATTCTTGTAATTCTTAATAATATGTTGACTAATAGCAAGGTGTTGACTTTCATCTCTCGCAATGAATGAGATAATCTTTGCGCTACCTTCCATTTGCTTCAACTCTCCAAATGCAAAAGTACACGCAAATGAAACATAGAAGCGAATACCTTCTAAAATATTCACTGTAACTAATGCTCTCCATAATTTGCGTTTTAATTCTTTTGTGGTACCTTCACCATTCAATTCATATCGTTTTGCATAATCAATGAAATCATCATAACACTTTGTAATACTATCTGCACGTTTCATAATTTTTTCATCATCAACAACTGTGTCGAAAACCTCTGATGGGTTTGCATACAAGTTCTTAATCATGTATGTATAACTACGACTGTGAATAGTCTCCATGAAGTCCCATGCAATAATACAACCTTCTAGTTCTGGTAAAGAACAGTAAGGCATAAATGCTAACGCAGGTCCTCTACCTTGAACACTATCAAGCAAAATCTGATACTTTAGATTAGATGTGAAGATGTGCTTTTGTTCAGGACGCAATTCATTATAATCATTGCGGTCTTTCTGCAATGAAATTTCTTCTGGACGCCAAAAGAACCCAAGTTGCTTCTGTGTGAGTTTATCAAAGACAGGATACTTGAATTCATCATATCTTTGCATACCTTGGTCTTCACCAAAGAACATTGGTTGTTTTTTGAAATCTACTTTGTTTTTGTTAAATACACTTGTCATTACTTTTTTCCTTAAATTGCACAGGCATCACATGCTTCATCATCACCACTTAGTTCACTAGGTTGCAATTGCACTTCAGTTGTTTCTACTTCTTCATCATCATCTTTCTTACCATCATATGTGTTCTGATAGTAAGCAGTCTTCCATCCATACTTATAGGTTGTAAGTAGGTCTTGCGCCATCACTGAGATTGGCACTTCATTATTCTCGTAGTTTTCTGGATTGTATGACCAGTTACCACTGATTGCTTGGTCGAAATACTTCTGCATCATCGCAACGACTTTGATATATCCTTCGTTGCTTTTCATATCCCATAATAGAGTATACGAATTCTTTAGCGTAGTATACTGTGGAACAATCTGTTTAAGAGTCCCTTTTTTGCTTTTCTTAACGGACAGGTATGCTCTAGGAGGTTCGATTCCATTAGTTTCTCCTGACACAACGGAACTACTCTCTGATGGCATCTGTGCGGACAGAGTTGAGTTGCGGAGTCCGTATGCTTTGATGTCTGCTCTAAGATTATCCCAATCACGACTTAACTTTCTGTTGCAAATCTCATCGACCTCTTTCTTGTATGTGTCAATAGGTAGAATACCATCTGCATACTTAGTTCGGTCGTAGTACTCACATTTACCTTTTTCTTGAGCAAGTTGATTAGATGCTCTCAGCAAGAAATACTGAAAACTCTCAGATAGTTCATCTACAAGTTCCCATGCATTAGGATCATCATATTTGACTTTGTTCTTTGCTAGGTAATGTGCTAGACCTATATATCCGACTCCTAAAGACCGTCTTGCTCTAGTTGATTTCTCAGCGGCAATGACAGGATACTTCTGATAGTCAATAATCTCATCTAGTGAGCGAACTGCTAAGTCACACAAATCTTCTAACTCATCTGTATGCTTCAACTGACCAATGTTGATTGCAGATAGAATACACAAAGCAATCTCAGCATTCTCATCATCGATATGCTGAATAGGTGTAGTTGGTAGTGTAATCTCTTGACACAGATTACTCATGTACACACGGTCTTTGAATGAACTATGAGTATTACAGTGGTCGATGTTCATAAGATAGATACGACCGGTCTCTGCACGTTCTTTGAGTAGATTAATCATCAACTCTCTAGCAGGTACAGTCTTCTTAGGTACAGAATATGCTCTCTCATACTTGAGATACATTTCATCAAACTCAGGCGTACCGAATGCTTCATATAGACCAGGAGCATCATGTGGTGAGAATAAAGTAATGTCTTCACTCTTCAAAAAACGCTCATAGAATAACTTGCTCAACTGAATTGAGTAGTCAAGTTTACGAACACGATTATCTTCAGAACCTTTGTTGTTCTTCAGTACAAGAATATCTTCAATCTCTTTGTGCCAAATAGGAAAGTGAGTAGTAGCAGAACCACCACGCACACCATTCTGTGTGCAACATCTTACTGTCGCTTCGAACTTTTTGAGGAAAGGAATGACACCAGTATGTTGTACTTCACCTCCACGAATTTTAGAATTGATTCCACGAATTCTGCCAGCATTAATACCAATGCCCGCCCGTTGTGAAACATAGTATCCAATAGCACTATCAGAATTAAAAATGGAATCAAGAGTGTCATCAACGTCCACAAGAACACAAGATGCAAACTGACGTATAGGGGTCCTGACACCTGACATAACAGGCGTTGGAATATTGATTTTGAATAGTGAGATTGCGTTGTAGTATCTTTTGACATATGATAGTCTTGTCTCCTTAGGATATTGCGCGAATAAAGTTGCGGCGATAAGCAAATACATAAACTGAGGTGTCTCGTAGATATCACCGTTGCTTCTGTCTTGCACTAAGTACTTGTCAACCACTTGCTGTAATCCAGCATAAGTGAAGTTTAAGTCGCGCTGATGATAAATCATAGCATCTAGTTTAGACCACTCATCTTCATCGTAGTATGATAGTAATTCCTTATCATACACACCACGGTCAATGTTATGTTTCACATGCTCTAACAGAGAAGGATATTCATACTCACCAAATACGTTTTTGCGTAATCCGTACAGCAACAATCGCGCCGCAACGTATTCATAGTTAGGTGCTTCTAATGAAATCAAGTCGGAAGCAGATTTCACAAGAATTTTTTGAATGTCTTTAGTTTCAATTCCATCAAAGAACTGAATACCTGAATTCATTTCTACTTGTGATGCAGATACGCCATGCAAACCATCACACGCTTCTTGTGTGATTTTTTGAATTTTTCTAATGTCTAATGTTTCTTTCCGACCATCATTTTTGATGACCAGAATATCTTCTCTGGTTGGTGTCATTTGCTTCCCTTTAATTCAATCTGAAAAATAAATATTTTAGTGGACCTACTGCCGCGACATTAGGTTGTGTTACTTTTGACCAAGTTTCTCCATCTTGGACGATAATTCTACCTGGATACGATGCTAATACTTCTGAAGGTTCAGATTGTTCAAAGAAAATTACTTCTCCACCCCAATCTTTTGACCAAGAACTACACATACAAAGCATAACTAGTACTTCATTCTCTTTTCCTTTAAATGGTTCTGGATACACATCATATTCAAAATTATGTACCTGAACATCATAAGGTTTACTATTAAAGTATCTGCGATACTTCGGATCAGAATTGCACACATGATTTTTAATTTCATCTGCAATAGAAATTAGTTCTTCATAATCATTAACATCTAAGTTTTTAACAAGATGATCCGCATCTTCTTGGTCAACAACATTATCAATAAATGTCACATCAACTTCATTTGTATTAAATGACATTGGTGTTTCTTTTCTTATTTTTGCTTTTGTACTTTGAAATTTCATAATTTATTCCTCTTCCACTAATTTATATGCTATTGTGTGTCTGTATCCGCCCATGAATAGATGGTTGAATGATGTTGCTTTATGCTCTATCCACCCATCAAAAAACACCGCTCTCATAGGTGTAGGTGTTATTGCATAATGAGCATCGCCTGTTTCATCATAAAATAATGTCTCACCACCATACTTTCGGTCATACTTTCTGTTTAGATATATTAAGCATGTTGTATGAACCATGTCTTTATGAGGAAAACTAATTTCATTAGGTTTCCAACCATTTACATATGCTCTACTAATTCTTAGTTTAGTAGATGTAAGAGCATATGCTTGTTCTAATACACGCTCATCTAATATTTCTCTAATCTCGCCTTCAAGTTCGGCACTGATGCCACTAGGATAAGTTTTAGTTTCATAAACATCACCCTCAAATGGATTCCATGTCAGGTCTACTATTAATTTTTCTATCTTATGCAATTCATCAGGTAGAATAAACCCATCAACTATATCTATTCGCATTTCTTCCATTCACTAAACCTCATTCTTGCACTTAGACCTTTATGTGTGTTCTTACTTATAATGTCCATAATGTCTAACTTGCTTTTTCCTGCAATAATCATATCATTAATATCTTTTTCGCCGATGTTGTCGGACCATATCACAATTGCATCATCATTGTCAATATGTTTCTTCATACGCTTGACAATTTCTGGATTACGCGGTTCATTATCATACACAAATACATAGTTATTGTATGCACAATCAAGTTTCTCTAAACCGCTTGCATCTGCACCTGCCATAGCAATACTATTATCTATAAACATGGAATCGATTGGACCTTCAACAACATAGATTTTTTCGGAAAAGTTCACTTTGTCTAGTCCATAAAGTTTAGGTGCAGTCTCATCAAGCATAATCGTAATATACTTCGGCATCTCTTTACCGAATGCGCGACCTTGAAACCCTATTAGTTTACCAGTCTTGTCATAGAATGGTATGATAAGTCTAGGGTGGTCTTGGTCTACATTAGTGAACTTATTAGGTAATATTCTGTTGACGAATGTGTAAAACTTATTGACTAGTCGCAACTCATCCCAACGCTCTTCAGGTATCTTTCTCATCTGCATATACTTGCGTACTGGATGGTCTAAAGATAGTCTAGAAACGGTTTTAACGGTGTCTAGGAGGGTTGTTTCTTTGATTACGACAGGTTGATACTCAATCGTGTCGTGCATGGTGTGCGCCTGCTCACCATTACTATATCTTTCGAAAATATAGCGTTTATAGGTGTCAGCATCAAGTTTTTCTAGAAGTTTACCAAAAGTAGTAGATACACCGCAGTTATGACAGCGATATAACATCATGTCTTTGACACGATATAGATATCCTCTTGCTTTTGTTTTTTTCTTCGTGGAATCACCACACAAAGGACATGAGAAATTATAAAGATAGTCTTTCTTTTTCTTAAAATTTCTTAGTTTGTGCGAGATACTATGAATGTATGTAAGTTCAGTGTGCAACATAATATATAATATACATCAAAGGGTTTCATAAGTCAAGTAAAAAGTTTATTATTACCCAATTAATTTATCAAGTGGTAATGCAGATACAAGATAACCAACGACCATTGCGCCGCCAATCATAATCCAGCGCCATTGCTCTAGTTTGTTTAGTCTATCGCTTACAGCAACATGGTGTGCTTGTTGCTCTTCGCGTAACTTTTTAATTTCATCCATGATGAGTGAGTGTGACTTTTCGATTTCAGTTGTCATTTCGTTTTTATTTTTCTCTATTCTCTCATGGATGATTTCTACATTGTGACCCAAATGTCTCTCTGTAGTATCAATTTTATTTTCTTGTACTGCTATCATACGGTTAATTGAGGTCGCTACTTCCGACAACTTCTCTATGGTTAAATCGAGTTTACCGATAACCAAGTTAAGTTGTGTGATATCCCTCTTTATGAGTTCAATTTCGGTGCGTACTTCTTCTGCCATATCATTTCTCTAAACTATTTATTCTTTCTTCTAACTCATCAATCTTTTTAGTTATACGAGGATATCTTTTTCTCCAGATATCATCTGGTTCTTGTAACCAAGTCCAACCCCATCGATTAACGAGATAATCTAATGCTTCATCAAACTTTGAGTATGCCCATAGTCCCATACGAGTATCGCGAAACCATGCAAGAAACGCGGCACCTAATAAAGCACCAGCGATTGCTGTGTAAATCCACAACGTATCGCTGAACATTTTAGAGATTAACTCTCCCATGTTCTCGGTGCTGATGATTTAATTGCAAAGCGTCCAAATAGACGAACTGCATAGTATGCGGCATACTTCTTCCATGATGCTACGAGTGGTTCAGTCTCACCCATTGCTTGCAAGAAAACACAATCTGCAATCTTACGACATGCTTCTAAGTCTGATGCACTAATCTCACCGCGTCTTGCGTTGATACGCTCATACATGATATCATGAATAACTGCAGGTCGTGCAACATCAAACGGTGCAATGAATGCCCAACATGCTCTAGGAACTGATGCCAAGTCTGTAACGTATCCAAGAGGTACTGTAATCTTACCTGATGATGTGATTTTGATATCAACTTTACATTCTTTCAGTTTTGCAATCTCACTATCTAATAGTGCCGCGGCATGAAATGTAAGAGGTTTTTCAAGTCTCCATTTGTTAGGTCGTTTAAATGCTCCTACGAGCAGTCCATTCCATTTTTTATTTGACATTCTCTTCCTCTTTCTGTGGTTCATAATACTTGCGATATTGTATAATTATTTCTTTTTGTGTCGCAAGATACCCTTTTATATCTGCTATATTTAGTGCTAGTGCTTCGTACCCATCTGTTGTCATTGCAAATAGAGCAATAGGTTTACCTTGCTTCTCTAAATCTGCGAATACTGCTTCTGCATTTTCTCTTGTGACAACAACCCACTCAACTTTTTTCATGTCAAGCGGTTCTGGATTAGGTAAGTTCAGTCTAGGTTTCTCTACTGCTACCTTCTGTGTCTCAATTGTTTTAACACTAGGTAGAAAACTACAACCAGTCAATGCTACGAGTAATAGACTACTTAGTAAGATTTTCAATTTCATCTAATACACCCATGGACCCTTTATTAATAATTCTTTCAATTAGTTTTGGTTTCTCTACTGCAAGAAAATTCATATCATGCTTTGCAAGTTTCTTTTGCAACTCATCTTTTGTCTTGTTTACTTCGTTAATTTTATCGTTAAGAGCAACATTTGACTGAAGTATCTTTTCGTAGGATTCTTTTGTCTGTGCTATTACTGCTTTTTGTTCTTCTACTGCAGTCTCAAGTTTTGCTTGATTGAGTACAAGTATTTCATTTTCATGTTGTAACTTCTTAACATAGTAAATGGCGCCAGAGGCGCCAACTAGTGCTACAATAATGAATAATATTTTAATCTGTGTGAACATCTATCCATTCCTTTAGTGATGAAACTTTTTCTGCTCTTACTGGTCTTTGAAGTTTTTTCCAACGACCACCACCATTAGGATTATATCGAATTGCTTTTTGATTACCTGTATCTGCACATTGTAGAATAATCATACCATCTGGATTTCTTCGTGCAAAGTTATAGATACTCGCTTCTGCTTCATCTTCTACATTTAAGTATTTGCTCCAGCGTTCAAACTTCTTTTTACCTTTAGCAAAACGTGAAAATACATCAGGTGTTACTGTAAACATTGCAGTCTTGCGTTTCTTCTTGCGAACTACAACAGTACTACTATCATCTCCAGTACCTGCTACTGCAGGACCTGTTGCATTAGCGGCGGCATCTTCCCACTGCTTTCTGATTGCTTGCTCTGCTAGATAAAATCCAGGACGATATTGCATAGCATCAAGTTTCTCTAATAAGACATCATCTGTCTCAAAAAATTCTTCTTCTTTAACAATCTTTTCTTTAATTAACAGCAATGCCGCGGCGTAATTAACTAAACGACTTTTTGCAAATGGAACCTTTTCAAGTATTCCACGCAAACGAAACACAAGTCTGTGTAGTAAAGTGTATGAACTTTCTTGGTCTCTGTTAATAAAATTACGCATTGGAATTAACTGTTCGCCTTTTTCGTTGATAATCCCAAGACGATATGCTTCAGTGTCTTTGTAATCGACAGTGAATAAACGCAGTACTCTCAGAGTGATTAAGTTATCAACTAATTTAGACATTTATAATTCTCTCAATTCTTTTACGATTTTCTGGTCAAGTACGATATCTGTTTGCTCATCATCTTTCATGTAGTTTAAAAATACTAAAAATGTTTTAAGTGCAGGCAACATATCTGTTTCTATTTTAAAGAAAAGCATTCTTTTCGTTGCATCTGCTCCAAAAACATTATATAAAACCACAACATGATTAATAAGTAATCTAGTTCTTAACTGTCCAGTTTCAACATATTTCTTTAACAGTCTTTTAATATATTTAATTCGTTTCAAGTCTTCTTGAAACTCCTCGAGGTCCATGCAATGAGGATTATTATATGCTTTCATTGCATAGACCAAGAAGTTTTTATTCGTCAATTCAATATCATTCATTATAATATGTATACTGACTAATTATGCAATTTTAGCGTATACTTTAGTCAATCCATATGGAGTTGTTTCATACTCAATCTGAAGATTTAAACCTTCAGCAGGATTTTCATTATCTAAAGCATCAATTGCAGTGTCAATACCCTTACCAGTGATACCACCATACTGTGTCAGAGGAGCAGACGCGGTGCCTTTTCCTTCTGTCATAGCAGGAATATCAAAAGTTAGACCAATAGTCTGCAACTTACCTTGAAGTTGTACTAAAGCGCCTTTAGGATTCAAATATTCACGAATACCAATAGTACCGACAAGCGCATTCAATTGCTGAAGACTTTCTGGATTTTTGATGTCGTTAAGTGCTAAGTCAGTACCATCTGCCATTGGTGATTGTGAATAACCATCCTCTAACAAATCTGTAATTGTCTCAACAACATTCTTTCCATTAGTATCGAATGTCATAATATCCATGCTCTCATCAAGCGATTGAACTTCACTTGATGGGTTTAAGATATTAGCAACAGTCTCTTCAATTGACTTGCTTTCATTCTGACGTTTCAGAACTGCGGCAACTTGTTTATGATTGGATAAACCTTTTGCAAGTTTCTCAATTGCTCTAACTGCACCACTCATGTTACCACCAGCATAGCGTTTGTCTGATGCGATACCAATTGCTTGTTTAACTTGCATTGGTGTGTATGACTTCTCATCAATTTCTACGCTTTCAGATGCTTTTTCTTTTTCGCGTTCTGCTTTCATCTTTGCTTTTTCAGCATCGATACCTGCTTGTGCTTTCTTTAGACGCTCACGGTCTGCTTGCTTCTTTTTAATTTTAGCAAGTTTAGCATCTGCGGCGTCTGCACGTCCAGCAGTAGATACACGAACATTACCTTGCTTGTTCACTACTGCTTTCTTTGCTAGATTGTATGCACCCTTACCAACTGCGGCAACGCCTTTGGCGATGCCACTGACGATGCCTTCTTCTAGTTCATTAAGTTCCTCATCGCTGAGAGTTTCAAGAAACTTATCGAAATCCTCTTCGTTCAAACTCAAGAAGGAATCAAAAGTTTGTTCGGTGAGGTTTTGTTTAAATGATTTCATTGAAACCTCCTATTATGCGATTGTGCAACCATTGTTTGATAAAATAATCCAATTACTGTTTGTAAATAACAGTGTGATAGTATCGTTAGCATCTTCCATAGTAATAGAAGTGCCGTTTGCAAAGTTTGATGGATCAATTTGAACATCACCACCATCAGTGATAAGTGTGATAATTTTGATTTGTCCTTGTGTACCATCTGCGAGTGTAAGTGCATTTGCACCAGTTGTGGTTGCAGATGATGTAATCTGACTGATTGCACTAGTCAGGTTAATAGCAACAGTTGCTCCAGCGGCAGTGATTGCCTCTGGTGTTGCTTTAAATGCAAGATACCCATCAAGTTTGATGTTAGTATCAATTCCAGCAAATAGATTTGATACTGTTAGTTTTTTGTTTGCTCCACCTTGTACAACGTGTAAAAGGTCAGCGGATGCGCCACTAGTAGCGGCGGTTAGTTCACTAATTTTTTGGTCTGCCATGTTAGTCTCCTATTTTGCAGTTATTTTTCACTCTATGCTTTTAACAAGACATAGACATTTCTAGGTGGGCGCAACTAAATGGCGCCCAATAAATTACGCACTAATTGTAAGTGTGCTTGTTACACCAGCGATTGCGACTGCGGCATTAACTGCTTCGCCATCAACCAAGGTACCACCAGCAAGTGCAATATTCTGGTCAGCAATTGACAATACATCATCTTCTGCTACACCACCATCAGCGGCGGCATAAGTAGCACGGAATGTAAGTTTGTTGCGTCCTGAACCTGACTGGTAAGTTGCAGTAAATGTTGCGTCTGTACCAGCACCTGCTTGGTCGTTAGTTACTGTGATAGTTGGTGAACCAGTTACAGTAATCTTCTCGTTGAATGAAACAGCAATGTCGATGTTACCACCTGCCGCTTCGCTGAACGATGTAGTTGTGAAGTTAACTGCAGTTACGTCTGCAATGTTTAGTTTAGTAGAACCAGACAATTGTCCAATTGCTACTAATACTTCTTCTAGACCCGTATTTGGATCACGATATACCCATCCGCGACTATCTGCGAATGTATCTGTTTTTTGTGCGGCAGTTAACCATTTAGGTTTTGCCTCGTTTGCGTCTGTTGCGCCCCATGAAGACATAGTTTATTTCTCCTATTTGTTTATGTTAGAAACCAAGTTTCTTTAGACTATTTATAGTATTTTTTGCGCTAGTGTGATGAATTCCTATACCACCTTGCGCTTCCCATTCTCTAATGTTTTTGATGTAATCATCAATTAAGATGTTTGCTACACCATCACTCATAGCATATTTTTGTTTGTCTTCTCGTTTTACTAGATTGATACGCTGTTTAGGTATCATTAAATGTCTTTTAATCCAAGAATTCTTTCCATCTTTACAATTCTTATCCCAGTTTGCATATGCAGATAGAATATATGGATGACTAGATTTGACGTACCGAAACAACTCGGCACCATCTTTCATCCACTGAAGATTATGCCAGAAGTCACTTTTCTTTTCTACTTGTGCTTTGATTTTACCCTTTGCACCTTGGTTAAGGTCAGGTGACGTAAAGTCTTCACCGGTTGTGTCTTTAATACCTCTAATGAAATCACAAAGAACTCCATCCATATCTAGGTATATCTTCTGTTGACCTTTTGCTTCGAACTGTAGTAATGATAATGTCATCTAGTAATCATCTTCCTCTTTAGGTTTATCCTTAATATTATGTGTGACTTTCATTGTAGTCTCTCTGTTGTTATTGTCGAACTTCAATTCCATGCGATTTGTTATCTCATGGTCAGGTGTCTCTTTTAACTTCAACTCTAGTATAACAGATTTATCACAAAAGTCAAGTCCTAAATCACGAACTTTCTTAATAAAGTTAAACCACAAATCTTCTACTTTAGGAACATCGTCCCTTGTAAATTGCTTTGCCATAACACTAACTGAAAGTGACTGATACTAATCAGTCTCTTTATCTGCTTTCCAATTTGCGTCAATATAATTATAGAATGCTTTTTTATCAGCGGAAGATAACTCCGAAGGTGACTTAACACCACGCTTTGATAGTTCTTTAGCAAAGAACTTCTGATATGCACTCTGGTCTTTCTCTTCGATTTCCGGTCTTTCTCTCTCTTTTAAGATGAACGGATTGTCAATTCCCAAACTCATTTTTTTTCTCCTTTAGGTTTTTCGCCGCGCTCTTTCTTAGAGATTGCGATTGCCGCTTGTTGTGCGGCACTTACTGCTTCTTCTTTATGGTCAATGTTCGCATATAAACTTTTCATATCTTCATGCGTTGCTGATAATTTATTTTGCATCCACTCAGGAAACTCACCGCCACTTGAAAGATGCTCTTTTATTTTACCAGCGGCATATGACATAAACTCTAACTGTTGCATTGCCATTGAACCTTCGTCTGGTGATGCTGGTTCGTCTTGTTCTGTAATCTGATACTGATAATGGTCGAACTCTGCACTCTCACCTCTAACTTTTTTAGCAAGGTCGGCGTCTGTTTTACCCCATGTACCAGAAGATTTAGTGACAAATGAGTTAACTCGCGCCATACCCCATTGTTGTGGAGTAGTTCCTGGACGATGACCACCTTTCCAAGCGGCAACTCCTCGTTCGTATACTTGCTTCAATACACCAAGAGGCATACCAGACTTATCTGCCTTTTTCTTCAGACCTGCTTCTGCACTCTCAGTCATTTCTTCTGAGTACATTTCATTCATAGTCTGACGCATTGATTTGTAAATTGTTTTATCTGTCATTTATCTTCCCATATCTTGATTACAAGATTCCCTGTGCCTTTAATTACTCTGTGAAATTCCATTGCTGGAATCTTATATATCTTACCTTTTTCTAGTTTCTTAGCAGGACGATTATCTAATTGCAACATCCATCCCTCACCTTCTAGAATAGTTATCTCTCTAGTGTATTTATCCCTGTGCCAAATTAACTCATCACTCTCAACGTCTTCGCTGAAAGTTCGAACATCATCTACTTGAGTGTAGGGTTTACCAGAAATAGTTTCCACCACCAGATAATCCTAACTGTTTTGCAAAGTACGGCATACGACATGCCCAATATCCAGGTTTAGTCTTGTCTTTCTTAGTATCACATTGGTGCCTTGCGGCGAATGACTTTCTTGCTTCTGGATCATTTAACTTTATCTTTAGACCAGTTGTGTCGCCCCATGATACTTTTTTGATGTTGCCTGATTTAGGGTCTTTTACATAAACATAGTATTTCTTAGGTCCACCTGCTTTAGGTTTATTTAATTCTGGTTGTTTCTCTTCTTCTTCCATCATAGGACAATCAAGAGGAACATGCTGTCCTTCATATAATGCATGTGACCCAATGTCGGATTCAAGCAACTCTCTGTCAAAACCAGACAGTTCTTCAATTTTGATTTCTTTTTTCCACTGATTAAATGTCTCATAATACATCTCAGAACCAACTCTATATTGATTACTTTCAATCAAAGGAGAGATTGCTTCGAATTCTTCATTGCCCCGCATGACAACATCCTTCTTATTTTGACCACGCAGACGCTTCATCTCTAGTTTACGCAAAGTAGGAATTAACTTAATAGAGATACGTTTAATGACTGATTGTTTCTTAGCAATAAACTTTTCGATTTGTGCTTTTTGTGCCATACCCAATGAAGAATATGGTTTACCTTTAGTAAAACGCTTACGCAATAGATTTCTTGCATGACGTTTTGCTCTCATCTTCAATTTCGCAGGAGATGACATACGCTTCAATGCAATCTTTCTTGCTCTTGCAATCTTACCTTTATTCTTACGCATGATTTGCGCTCTTTTAAAACGCTGTGCGGGCGTTAATGCTTCTTCAGTATCAACCCATGAATAGTTATCTTCTTCTAAATCATCATCGTCTTCACCCTCTGGAGGTAAAGGTAAGTCATCTTTATCATGGTCTCCATCTCTATCTTGGTCTGGATACACATCATCAACGTCTTCAATTTCATCATAGTCGTTAATAAGTTTGTCGAGTTGCGCCTCTAGGTCGTCATCATCAACTTCATCAGGATCAGGAACATCAATCTCTTTATCTTCATCACTCTCTTCTAAAAATAAGTCAATGTTCCATTCTTCATCTAATTCGTATTCTTCGCGAACTGCAATAGGAAATTTAAGTTGTTTCATAACTTTAGAAAATACATCAAACTTCGATAAGTCAAATCTGTTATCGCCTTCAGCATTTTTCTTGTTTACAAACTTAATAAGTTCTCTAGCAACTTCAGGTGTAACTTTAACAATCTTACCATCATCTAACTTAACATCTTTTGGTCTTGTATCTCTATTAGTTTCAATATTTGCTAATACTTTTTGAATAGGACTCTGCTTTACTGGTTTCTTTTTCTTACCAAAGAATTCACGCAACTCATCTTCTTCGTAATGAGATAAACGACTATCATGCTCAGTAACATCTTTCGCCATTGTGCGATACCACAATTTAATTTGTGGGTCTAATAGTCTCTTACCAACAGTAAATTTTCTAGCATCTCTGAACATCTTTTGAAGACGCTGTTGAACTTCTTGCTTATTTGCGCCAGCAACTAGCATCTTACCGACACCTTCAACTTCAACTTCAAAAGCAACTTCTGCTTGCTCTGTAAGACTTAAATGTTCTTTAAATGATTTGCGAGTTTTCTCTACTTCTTTTTCTGTTTTCTTTAATACTTCTTTTGCGTTCTTACCATCTAGACCTAGAATAGGTGCTTCACCATCGCCTAAAATCCAGTCTCCTGATGGGTCATCTGGTGTTGTTCCTTGGACTGCTCCGCCTTGCTCTGGATAGTCTGCAATTGCTGGTACTGTTTTATATGATGCTTCGCCGAACATCGCTTTGAACTTCTTAGTGTGCGTTGAAGGTTTTGTCTTTGCTGTAGCATCTCCAGGTGCTGGTTTGTAAGCACTTGGGTCGTCATCTGATTTTTCTGCGCCCTTCTTGAAATGTGCATCTCTGGCAGATTTGGTAGACTTGGACTTGAGTCCTGCAAAGTATTTTGCTGGTTGTGTACCGTCTTTATCGGCGATATCTTTATCTTGTCTAACTTCGGTGTCATCGTCTTTCGCTGATTTCTTTTCTGTAAGGTCGGATAACCACTTTGTATGTACATTACCATCTGCTCCTTTGCAGTACAAGAAGTTTGTACCTTGTTCTATGATTTCAAATTCTTCATTTAGATTTAAGTCTACTACAATGTCACCAACATTAAACATGTCGCCTACTAGGTATGCTTCTCTGAATGCAATACGCTCAAATTCTACATCTTCTTTAATTGAAAATACTTTACGAATTTCGTTATAAATTGCTTTCTTGTCTGCATCAGATAGTTTAGATGCTAATGCACCAGCAAACTTCTTATAGTTACCTTGCTTCGCATAGTCGCGCAATAGAGTACCAGAGATACCCTCAACACCTTTTGCATTAGGGTCGCGCTTACCTGCAGACTTTGATGAGATGGAATTAAAGTTAAATTCTTTTCCGTTGTATTTTTTGATGAGATTGACCATCTCACCTTCGCGGTCGTCACCAAATACTAATGTGATATCTGTATAACCGTCTGCTTCTAATTCTTTTGCAATCTCAATGATTGTTCTTGCTCTAGATGATTTAACTGCAGAACCAAATGCTTTCTTTGCATACTTGACTTTATCTTTGTATGACAGAGGGTCTTTCTTATTGTTCTGAGTATGTGATAGATAAATTCGTGCGTCTGCTCCAGATGCTCTCGCTTCTTTCGCTACTGCATTCGCAAGTTTCTCATGTCCTGCTGTAGGAGGATTCATGCGACCAAAAGAGAATACAACTTTCTTTTCTTTTGCTTCCTTCAGTTTTTGCTGAAGTTCATTGAACTTTAATGTCATTTTTTCACCCAATTTTTTGCGGCAGTGAAGTTAGCACGACTGAACTCTAAACGGTTCACTAGTTTAACTGCATTACCTTTAATTCTATCAACTGCCACAAACCCTTCTGGTTCAGTGGTCTTTAGTCCATTATCTGTTCTCAGAAAAGTACCGATTGATTTTACTTTCGATAGTTTCTGCACCAATACATTTTTAGCGTCCATTATATAAGTGTATAACAAAGTTGTGTTTTGCAAGTCTGTTTCTTGCTGATGAATTTTTTTCAATCCGTCAAGTTTAATCTCATTATATTTTTGTTTACCTGCATCAGACTTCACACTTTCAATCTTCTTGTCTAACTTAGTAGTCCAATAGTTCTTAAAGTCAGAAACCATTGTGTTACTATCAGGCAAGTCATCTGCACCTCTAAAATAAGAGTTCAGATGAACTTTAAAATTAGTTTCGATAGCGAATTGGTTCTTTTCATCAAAGTTTGCAGACATCTTATCCAAGTAGGATGAGACTTTAGGTAGCAAACCTTCAATCCGTTCGATGTAACCATTGAGGTTTTCGGTTTCATCTTTAGTTAGTGTAACTGTGCCTGAAACATCTTTATATGAGGCATCATCGAACCAAACTGTCTTCGTCTTTCTCAACTTACTAATATTTATATTAAACGATGCTTTCATCGTTTCTAGTGTCTTACCTTTGTATTCTGTATGAAAGATAATACCCATCTTTGTGCTTTGAACGAACTTACCAAGAGGTCCTTTCTTAGGAATAGCATATACAATTGTATTAGGTTGAAACGTGATATACTCTTCACCATCAATAGTCTTAGTTGATAAATCAGATTTAGTGTACATCATGTCACCTTGAATGACACCTGTAATGCCCAATTTAGATAGTTCTTTCAATGCAACTTCTAACTTCTCAACAAGACCACCTGTGTGGTTCTTGCGAATGTCTGCAGATGTGTAGTTTAGTTTAGGGTTTTTATTAAAGACTGATTTAGTAGCAACAAAGAACTTACCATTCTCAGGATTAACACCACAGAAAATAGCAGGTGCGCCATCCCACTTTGTGGTGATGTTCACTGCACTACGAACACTTGAACCAAGCATGTCGCGAACACCTTTAAGGAACTCGATTGCGTTTACTGCGCCATCAGCACCATCGGTGATAATAGTTTCCTCAATATGCGTCAAATGCGTATTTCGGTTTTCTGTCAATTCTTGATGTGCTTTAAAACTTTTCATGATAGTATTATACCATATCTTCCTTATTTGTCAAGTCTTTTTTTCAATTATTTTTGTCAATAATTTGACAAACTTATCCCAATAACTTCTTACCGGTCGCCGGTTTGGACACATAATCAAGCAAAAAGTGAGTTGGTGCTATACCACCTTGTTTGTTTCTTATATTTAGTTTAAAATCAAAGTACGAATTTGAGAACTTCATATCAATACGTTTTGCTAATCCGTTTGTAATACCACCATAGTATAGTGTAAATTTAGAACCTTGAATATTTGCATACTTCTTATTCTCATCAACACCAACCCACCAGCAATATGCTTTACCGCCACCTTGTCCGTGTGCCATCCAATAGTTGGCACCAATTGCACTTTGTAGTAGTGATGTGAGTAGCACTTTATCAACATTCGCAGTCACATCAACAATGTGTGGATTTGCCGCTTTCTTTCCTGTGCCATAGTTATTAAAGACTGCACAGAATGTGGCGTTATCAATACCTAATGCTTTAAGTAGTTTCACACCCATATCGTTGGTGATGATTCCATTTGTAACTTCTTGCTCAGTGAATGGTTTTCCAGGACCCTTCACACCAGTATTAACAAATGTAAGTGTGCTTGAGAATTTAGCAGAAATATAGGACTCAGTTCTGTCGGCATGATAGACTGTGATATCAGTCAACTTCTTTCCAACATCTGCTGGATTACCTGGACCGATTGCAACCTTACCACCCAACATTATGAATGGTCGACTTTCATTCGCACCACCCATTTGTTTAATCTCTTTGACTGGTGAACGATTTCTTTTGCAAACTTCTGCAATTAACTGTTCTGCCAATTTAGCATTTACGTTTGTTGATTTGATACCGTTTGCATTTTCAACTAGTGCGGTAGATAAATCGCGCTCAAATTTAAGTCCGAGATTTTCTTTCTTGCCACCTGCTGGTTGTCCACCAAACTCTTCAGTCTTTGTAAGTTTTGTTACAGGAATTATTGATGTTCTCTCTTGACCAGTATAATGACCTTTCAACTGAATGGTATTACCTGTCTGTCCAGCAAATGCGAGTATAGTTTGTGCTAATTCATCGCGCACACTGTTCATAGAGTTTGATGCTGTTCTCAATGTTTCTTTATCATTGATGATAATTGCAGTTGCTTCAAACGTGCCATCGTCTGTATGAAAAGTAGATGATTTACTATTCATCTCTAATACCTTCTCAACTAAAAGCGTTGGACGGTATGCGTATTTCGATATCTGTGGTACTGATAGATTTGCCATAATAGTATTTATCCTTTTACGGGCAAGGGTCTAAATTAAATTTGATTTCCAGCATTCTTCAGCAAGTTTGTCTTGTAGACGATATGCTTCTTTCTCCCACGGCAGGTCGTAGTACTCAGTATCAAATGATATTTGTGTGTTTTTCCATCTTGCACTACCTGACCGAATGCCATCATCCATCTCTTTTTTGGCATACTGTTTAACGTGTACCATTTCATGACAGATGGTAGTTACTAATGTTTTAATGTTTTGCTTTTTGTCGATTTCAATTTCGAAAGTACGATTATCATCTGTCATCATGCAATAACCGATAGCATCAGACTTGATATTTCTGAATTGTATTTCGATATTAAGAGTTCTTACGCGAGGCATAAGTCTCTTACAAAGATAATTAACTACTTTGATAGCAATATCTCGTTGAGTTTTATTACCACCATTCGCTTCAACTAAGTTCATACGCACCTCTTTTCTCATCATTATATGTATATTATACGATATAAATGACGATATGTCAAGTACTAATTGAATTTAAATGTTGTGTAAAAACAACAACTTATGAAGTTTTTTGTAGAAATTTAGGAACGGCAAACTCACCGAAACCACTTCCTTTGTTCATATTGTCGCACATATTCTTAGCATCAATTTTAGATGGTGAAACTTGAATTAAGTCACCATATTGATTATCATGAATATACCAACAGTTCTCTTCACCATTGAAGACTATTTTAAACCTTGAATTGTGAGAAGTCTTTATGCTTTTTGTCATTATTTCTGTCCCGTAATTTATCAAATCCATTATTGTTTTCAACTACTTTTACCTCGCTTACAGTTTGTTTAGGTTTGTTCATGTTTTCGATTAAGTCATCTTGTGCGGATTCTTCTACATCATACAACTGCATTTTTGCTCGGTCAATACCTAATACAAAACGCTTGTACTTGGTTGGATCATTGTATCGATTTTTAAGTTGCTTAACTAGAATTTGATGTTGTTGTTCTAACTCTTCATTTGATATGAGAGCAAACATAAAGTCACAAGTAGCAGGTAGACCAAAGGACTCTGATGTATCTTCTAGTCCAATATCAGTACTACTAAAACCTTGTCTTGTTGTCTGCGTTGCAGAGATAATTGGTACATTAAACTTAACTGCAAGTCCACGCAATTCTTCTGCTATAGATTTAATCAGTGTGTAAGAGTTAATGTTTGAACCTGCTTTGAAGCGAGATGATGCACAGATGTTTAAGTAATCAATAAAGATAGCATCTGGTTTAAAACTCTTCTTCAATGCAAGTTCACTTAGCAAGGACTCAAAGTGTCCAGCATGTGCAGATGCAGTAGGATACTCTTTGATAATCAACTTACCATGTGTTTCTTTCTGCACTGCCGCGATTTTCTTTTGAAACATTGTCTTCGGTAAGTCTTCTAGCGTCTGAATATCCATACGCATTAGATTAGCATCAATACGTTCTGCAATACGCTCTTCTGCCATCTCCATAGTAATGTACAAAACATTCTTATTGTGCATCATATAGTTTGCGGCAAGATGGCACATAAATAAGGATTTCCCAACGCCTGTTCCTGCTAGTGCTACATTAAGTGTTTTGCTTGGTAGACCACCTTTTGTAATCAAGTCAAAATACTTTAGATTGAAAGGTATCTTCTCTTCTTTTGTGTGATAGAAATCATATCGTTCATCAGACATTTCGAAATAGTCATGACCAACATGAGGATCAAATGATACTGCTAGGGCATCAGATAAAAGAGATGGAAGAGCATCTGGATTTCTCGTTTTGTCTTTTCCCTCAATTATCTGAATACCCTCTGCAATGGCATTGTAGATTGCTTTCTCTTTGCAGAATTTCTCAGTAACATCAATCAACCAGTCAAGGTCAGCATTTTCTGTATTTAATGTATTAATAACTTCAACAGTAGATTTGAACTCTGGTTCAGGAATATTATGTGCTTCGTTTAACTCAATAGTTAGAACTTCAGCAGATGGCATTTTATTGTACCTCGTAATAAAATCAGAGATTGCCTCATAAATCATCTTCTCAGAACTATCATGGAAGTACTTAGATTGTAAGAACGGCAACGCCTTTCGCATGAAAGGTTCGTTACTCATCAGATTTGATAGAATTGTTCGTTCAATCCTTGCCGTTTGCATATACTATTTCCTGTTCTTTCAATTTTTCTTCTATTTGTTCTACCAATATACTACCGACTACTGGCATGAACTCATCTTTGTAAATCTCAACATCATGAGGATTATCAAGCACCTCATACTTAAATCTCATAGAACGATTGCCATTTTCGTCTACTTCACTAAACTGCACACGACCTACTTGATATACTACATCTTCAAACTTACCTTCACAGATGCGAGTTGCGATTGTATCTTTCTTAGAAACATAACTATACTTCGCCGCCATACTTAAACTTTCCTTTTGCATATTCATCTAATTGTGTCATCACTTCTTCAGTAAAGTACTTCTCAGGATTATCTAAAATCTGCTTACCATACATCTTAGACCCATCTGGTAGTTCGATACGAGTTGCTACTTTCTTGAAGATACCTGCTTCTTCAGCAAGTTCTAATAGACCGTAGTAGCGCGATAGACCGCCTTTGTAGCGTAGTGACACATCAACTAGAGAATTCTCTTTAGTTAAGCGAGACTTGTTTAATCGACAGTGAATGATGTTACCAATGACTTCTGTACCATCTTTCTCTTTCTTCTTAGATAAGAATACAATTGTTGATGCGGCGTACTGAAGACCTGACCCACCACCCATGACTTTCTGTGGGAACATAGTACCCATCTGGTCGTATGTGTGATTAGTAACAATCATTGGTACTTTTGCTTTACCTAGTTTCAATGTCAGAACACGAAATGCCGCTTTAGTTAACTGCGCCCTTGTCATGTCTCTAGTCTCTTTACCATCTGCAGTATCTTCAATCTCTTTTGTTGTTGATAACATACCAAGACTATCAAGTACAAACATCAAAGGTTTACGGTCTGCTTCTGATTGTTCGATGTACTTGTCAAGAATTTTAATGCCTTGTGTGCGAAACTCTTGTACAGTAGTCACAGGCATCATGACGATACGATTTGTATCGATACCGCGTTCTTCAATCATGTCTTTAGTCAATGCACTTTCAGTTTCAAAGTATACGACACCTGCATCAGGATTCGTATCTAAGAAGTACTTGACTAGACCGAGAGCAAAGAAGGTCTTTCCAGTTGCGGATTCTCCAGCGATTGCTGTAATCTTGTTAGCAGGCAGACCGCCATAGATACTACCACTCAGTAGTGCGTTAAAGATGTAAGACCCGGTGTCGATGAAAGTTGAAACGTCTCCTGCTTCTACTCCATCAGCGACAATGCCAGCATACTCGTTCTTACTTTCTTTAACGATATCTTTTAAAAAATCATTCATAATATCTCCTATTGTATTATTGTACTATACACTATTATCTTGTTAATGTCAACTAAAAAAGTCATCAAGCGTGGCAATCTTTTCTAACTGCCATTTAATACTATCTGCAATAAATGTAAGTGGGTCTAAGAATGCCTTTTGAAATTGCATGTCATAATCAATATATCTATGTAAGTCAAACTCTTTAGGGAGAGTTGAAAGAAAAGATATAATATTTTCACCGATAGGATTAGGCATCTTCAAGTGAATAAACTTAATCTTCTCACCATCTTTGATAAGAGGATATCTTTCAGATACTTTCTTATCTTTGACCATCTTGTTATACATCAGAGTACCACGCACATGCATCGGTGTACCCTTAGTGTAGACTTTCATTTCAGATGCATACTTCTGTACACCATTCACAGAGCGAGGGAACGCAATGTCTTCTGGAGGCATCTCTTTAAATTCTTCACGACACTTTTCAATGTACTCAATCAAATCATCATTCGAACCATTCACAACAACTTTGATTGCTTCTTTCAACATCAGACGAACAGGCGCGGGTGTTGAAGATTTGACAACCTCAAGTCCCATAATCTTGAGTTTTGGTTCAGCATATTGAACACCCTCAGAATTATGCACATTCAGAATGTATCTTTTCTTAGCAGTCCAGATGCCTCGGTCAGCGATAACCTCTCGCTTCATAAACATCTTTTGCTGATATGCATTCATATAAGAAGCAAGGTCTTGATAACTCTTATCAATAAACGGTTCCAACTTCTCGGAACCCACTCTATCAAGAAATCTAACAATCTTAGGCGTGAGTTCACGACTTTGATCCTTCGATAGAGGTTCTCCCTCATTAAACACTTTTTGTACCAGTCCACTAAGATTAATGTAAACCGAATCCGTATCGCTTGCAATGACATAGTTCGCTCCATCAGTTTTCAGCAAGTTATTAAAGTACTTATTAATAGCATTCTCAATCCAACGAATAGACAACTGACCAGAAAGTGTGATGCCTTCTGCTTGTCGAATATCGAAATATCTAAAGTACTGATTACCCAAAGCACCATAAGCAGAGTTGAGAGCAATCTTCTTTGCTAACTGAATGTTATGATTTCTTGCAATAACTTTCTGCAACTCAGGTTTCTTTGTAATCTCATATTCTTGTTCTGCTTCAAGCATCTTCTTCTTATAGAATGTTCGACCTTCGTAAATCTCTTCCATCATAGCAGGAAGAAACCCTTGAAAGTCTTTTCTAAAGAATTGACCATTCGCCGCCATGCAATAACCTTCAGTATCGATTTCTTTCTTTGCAAGCAGGTCGTCAACAGAAACATGCACACTCTTCTCAACAATAGTGTCAGGAGAGATATTGTACTGCATAATCAAATGTGGGTATAGAGAGTTCAAGTCAAAAGACATAACCCACTCATGTTGTCCAATCACAGGGTCTTTCACATACGCACCAGCATAACCATCAGACTTCATACCCAATCTCTTAGGTGGAATCACAACACCACGCTTACGCAAGTGATTATAGATGAGCATATCCCAACAGCGAACTTGTGAGAATACATCTTCATAGTTTACGCGAAAGTCATATGCCATCGTCAAGCACAAGTCAATAAGACCAAGTTTGTCTTCAAGTTGTGCTACGAGTTCAACGTCACGAATATTATAGTCTACAAACTTCTGCCAGTCTTTTGTGTAGAAGTCTTTGAAGTTTTCAAACTCATCATGATTAAGTTTCTCTGCGCCGAGTTCAGCATTAGCGATAAAGTCAAGTTTGAAACTCTCATAACCAATACCGCGATACTTACGAAACAGGTCAAGATAATCTAGACCAGCAAGACCAAAGATATCATAGTACTGTTGTTCGCGACCTTGAATAGTTACCTTACCACCCTTGACAATCTTCCAAGGTGATAGATATCGAACTTGGTCTTCACCAAGCAATCGCTCTACACGATTTACAATGTATGGGATATCAAAGAACTTTGAATTCCAACCAGTCAGTACATCAGGTTTAACTTCATCCAAATAGCGAATAAAGTCTCGCAACATATTATGTTCGGACTCAAAATATCGATAGTCTACATCATCACGTTTGTTGTTGTATGGGTGAAGACCCCATGTAGTATATTGACCATTGAGACTATTGCGAACAGTGATGAGTAGAATTTGTTCGTTAGCAGTTTCGATGTTTGGGAACCCATACTCAGTAGAGGTCTCAATGTCAAGTGAAAGAATTGAGATTTGACTAGTATCAAAATCAATATCATTCTGTTCATAGAAGTTGTCAGAAATCCATTGATATTGAAATTGAGTTTGACCATATACTTTGAAGTTTGATACTTCTTTGTAACGCTCTAAGAATTCTTTACTCTCTTTGATACCGCCAGGTTGTACTGCGCCGACATATTGACCATCAAGAGTTTTATACTCTGTGGGTTCTTGGGATGCTAGAAACAGTGTGGGTGAGAACTCTTTATGTCGTTCCATGATGCGTTGACCATAGTTGTCAACACCACGAACTAGAATATTATTACCCCATTGCTGGACATTTGTATAGAACTTCAAGAAGTCACCTCACATTTACATTATTATAATACTATACACGATTGCGTATAGTTTGTCAAGTCTTTTATTGTCTTTTACCCCTTTAGGAGTTGAGATGGTGATGGTGGTACTACAAGTCCACTGCCGAATGCTTTGTTGTATCCGTTCAGTAATTCGTTGTTTGGTTCTGCAACATAAACAATTGTATGTTTACCAATTTCTAAATGGTTGTCTGTATATGGACAATAAGGACCCATCTGAACAGACATGTTACCATTTTGTCCTGGCGCCATCATTACAATAGCAGGTTTATCTACATGGATGTGAGTATCATTTTCACTTTTTACTTTAGCAATAATCTCTTCACCGTTAATCATTTTAATCAATTTAATATTAAGCATTATCATCTTCCTGTAATAGTTCTTTTAAGACTGCAATTGCGCCAACAGTACTATTTGCTTCACGCTCTAATTGCGCGATTGCACCTTGATATTGCTTAATTGCTGATTTTTGTTGTTCAAATATTTCTTCTAATTCAGATATTTTAGTTTCGATGATTGATTTGGAAACATTCATCTTTTCAAGTTTATCCGTAACTGGTGTTTTTTCTGCCATCTGGTTCTCCATAATTTAAAAATGAGCAGTTTTATCACATGCTCAGGTGGTGCCCTCCGAAGGATTATTTAATATCAATCTTCTTAGGTAGTTTCCCCTCAGGAATGATACGCTCAAGTTCAACCCTCAACATACCATCTTTGAGTTCTGCTCCGTTGACAACAACTTCATCAGCAAGAGTAAACTTTCTAGTGAAAGAGCGATTAGAAATACCTTTCCAAATCGACAACTTATCTTTAGTGTCCTCTTGTTTTTTTGATTTGATTGTCAGACAACCTTCTGCAAAATCGATTTCAATATCATCTTTACTGTAACCAGCAAGTGCCATTTCGATAGTATATTTATAACCATCTTCAGCATCTTTGACAATATTGTATGGTGGGAACCCTGTGGATTCTGCCTGATGTGTCGCATAGTCCCACAACCTATTGAAGGTGTGGTCGAATCCAACAGCATATGGGGTTAGTAAGTTTTGGTCAAACGATTGTAACGCCGACCTTAGTGTGGTTAAATTAGTCATGTTTTTATCTCCTATTAAGCAAGACTGTTTATAAAAAGAAGACCCTACCATAGGCGTCTTCACATAATATATATATCATCAATCATCATAATATAAAACTATTTAGTCAATATTTCCGCGTTTCCTGCAATTGATACCCTTAAATTTTCACTGTGATAAGGTATCACTTGATGCTGTAACCAACTAGGGAATACTAACATATCTCCCTCTTCTGGTGATATGAAATATAAATTCTCATTATACTCATTATTTTCACCATAAAAGAACTGAATATCACCAGCATGTGGGAAGTCATTTATTTTTGGTTTGTGAGCATAAACAATAAATGATATACCCTTGGCATGTATATGTCTAGGTTGCCATGTATTAGCAAGTTGTCTATTTGCCCATATAGAATATACGGTGATAGATTTTCGTTTATAATCTCTTGCTTCCACAGGTTCATTATATAATGCAACTAAGTAAGATGAGACTATAGAAGTTATTTCTGTTTTAACATCTGCTTGAGAATGAAACCATTTATATAAGTCATAACTCTTAACAACAGAATTTTTAGTATCTTCAACCCAATTAGGATCACCTAATACAGGAAATGTAGGTAATAATTTTCCATTATAATCCAAACTTGCAAATTTATCTTGAAAACTTTTAAGTGTTTCATTCGAAACTTTTGTTTTTAATATTGCAGGTCCGAAAGGTTTTATAATATCAATATCACTATTAGCAAAACTTATTTGCGTTTCAAGTGATGCCATAAAGTCATTCATTTAAACTGTCTCTTGTTTTTTCTTCCCAATATTGTATTTTGTTTCTAGAACCCACTCGTTCTTCTCTTTGAACGCAATTACTTTAATCTGCGATAAGGGTGCTTGAACATCAATCTTTGCTTCATTGATTACAGATACAAGTCCCCAATCACTTAGTAATTTTACAATTGTGTTTCTACGACTTTGGTCTTCATCTGAAAAGTTTGTTTGCTTGCCATCTAGTCCAAAAAGTTCTTTGAAATGTACAATGAAGTATCTACCTTGCTTATGTAAGATATGACAAGACTGATATAACTTTTTATCTTTCTTAGACGCAATCCCAATTCTAGAAAGCGTTTCTCTAATTTTTAGAAAATCATCAGGTTGAGAAAGTTTAACCTCAACCATATTTTCAACTGTCCACTCATTCATTTTGCTCCACCTTTATTTAATCTTTTTCTTATAAGTTCAATTTGTTTTTCAGAAAGGATAGATAGAGCAGAAATTGCTTTTGGGTATGAGTAGTTGAAGTATGCTTTTATACATTCTATATCGTCACTCTTCTCAAACTTCTGCCATTTATCAAATCGCTTTCGCTTACTTATACTATTTAGTAAATAATCAAATTGTAACTTTTTAGCAAGGTGTGGGCGTTGGTTCATCTCATTCGCTTGCAGTACGGTATCAATACCCATACTCAAACCTCTATTGACAATAAAAGCATTGTAACTTTTTTCTGTCAAATCATCAACAATCAAATTCTCTTTAGTGTAATTGATTGCTTTAATATATTCAAAAGGATTATCGGTCATCACGTTTTACATTCCAAAAAAATACTTGATTAAGTCTCCAGTTTTTTGTATACACTTCATGATTACTTATATAACCACCATGCATATACCATCCAGGATATACAACAAGTCTATTATACTTAGCATCAACAATATCATACTTGATGCCAAGTGCGTTTAAATCTACACGAATATCATTCTCTTCTTTATATCCTAGAGTGGTTTCAATTTGCAATTTACCATCTACATGATAGAATGCAGTTCCACCTTCAGAATGCTTATCTAGATATACGATACCCGCAACTTTAGTGTCACTATCTGTGTGAGGAAATTGTTGAAAGTTTTGTGTGGGAGTTTCAATCCATTTGAATAAATTAAATCTACCAGGTTCTGGACTTCTTACAACTTTACACATGTCGAATGATGCATCAATCGCGTCCCATATAATCCTTTGATTATTATTTTGTGAAGTATCGTTACTATAATTATCTTCTATAGTCAAACGACAATCATAATATTTTTCAAAGTTAAAAGATGGTAAGTTTTTATCCAAGTAATTCTTTTTGAATGCAGGTACATGAGCATCAATTAACATATCATGAATAGCATCTGGATTTTTATAGAAGTTATCACAGATAAAAATAGGACCTATACCATCAATATTATATATTTCAACTTCAATATTACTTGAGACTGAAAACATCTCCATAGGAATATAAGGAACAGGCATTACTTAAACTCACAATCGACCATGACTTCAGTGAAGAATGCTACCATGTTTACTTCTGGATCAGCAACATGAACATGTTTATACTGATAATCAGCAATCTTCAATACACAAGCAGGAACAGATTGTGGTTGTAAAGTTTCAGTCATAGTGTCGTAGACTTTACGAAAGATGTCTGCGGCGTCACTTGTATTAACAGTTTCAGCAACCCACTTACGCATCTTCTGAAAGTCTTTGTCTTTACAGAACTGAATAACTGCCTTGATTTCAACATCACCACTATTGCTTGCGCTTTCAGCATCGATAGTACCACCGATAGAAAGTTTCTGCAACTCGTTAAGAGTTCTGCGATAATCAGGAAAGAACTTCATTAGAAGACCAGCAACCGTACCTTCATCGTATGAGACATTCTCTTGTGCTAAGATATCTTGCACACGCTTGTTGAAGCGCATAGCAATCGCAGGACGCTCTTGCTTGGGAATGTTAAACTCAATAACAGAACAGCGAGAATGTAGTGCGGGAATAATCTTATTCTTGTAATTACAAGTAAAGATAAATCTACAATTCTTACTGAACTCTTCGATGAAGTTACGGAGTGCTGGTTGGGTAACGGCAGTTAGATAGTCTGCTTCATCATAGATGACGACCTTGCCTTTACCTCCAAATGATACAGTTGAAGCAAAATTTACAATCTTAGTTCGTAGAGTATCAATATCTCCTTCGGAAGACCCGTTGAGAATAATCCAATCGTACCCCATTTGCTGGCATAGTGCTTTTGCTACAGTAGTCTTACCTACGCCAGCAGTTCCACACAACAACAAGTTTGGTATTTCACCTTGTGTAACAAAGTCAAGAAAAGTCTTCTCTAAATGTTTAGGTAAAATAGCATCTTCTACAGTCTGTGGACGATACTTTTCGACCCACAGAAATTCATCACTTTTAATATCCATTATATAATCCTCGTTGTTAAATTAACCTTCGTATGTGCTATCAGTCTCCAATGCAACCCAATATTGTAGGTTCTTATTAGCATTGACCCAATGTGAGATATTTTTGCTTGAAACAGTCAAGTCATACTCACCAGGAATCATACGCAGGTTATCACGCTTGAAGTAGAAGTTGAACTTAGTTCCATTACCTTCTGCAACTTCAACATCAAAACGATTTGATGTTTGGTTCTTCTTATCAGTTGCGACAAGATTAATTGTATCACCATCAGAGACAAGTCCAACGTCAGGAAGTTGCATAATGTTTGATGCTTTGAGCAAGTCAGTGTAGTTCGATTGTGTGATGCGAACCTTCACTTCTGCACTAGGCATAGTGATAGTTTTACTTGGAGACACAACCAGACTAGCATCAGCATACCAGAACTTAGAACTCGACTTACCTTGTGACACTGTTAAGTAATCATCGCCAAGAGAAATCTCTGGTGCTTCATATAGTGATAACACACTCAATAAAGAGTTCAAGTCATAGATAGCAAACTCTTTTTCAAAAGTTTCTTCTACTGTTGCTTCTGCTAGAACATTTTTCATTACTGAAATAGTTTGCAGTTTCGTACCTGGTTTAATAAGTAGGTTCTCATTAATCTCAGAGAAGTTTTTCAAAACTTCAAAAGTTTGTTTACTAATTTTCATTACAAATCCTCATCATGTATATACAGTTGTATTAGTGCGTAGTGTAGAACCTTCAACAGGTCTTTGCGGGCATCACTAGCAGTACCCTTTTTGCCGTATCGTTGTGCATACTTTAGTACGTTACCGATACAGAAACCAGTGCCGTGTCCACCATCAATGATGAACTCGGTTGCTTGAAACTTGTCTTTTGAATAGTGACCATTCTCATAGGTGCTATCAATGTATGCTTGAAACTCTTCAATAAGTTTCTTCTCATTAAATTTATAATCGATTGTCTTCATATTCTCACTTTTCTCATGGTAAAAGTGGGTGGGGTTGCCCCCACCCATTAGGTGACTATAATGATGAGTTATGCGCCACGCATCGCAGTTACACCAGCGGCGATGACTGCCTTTGATGGTGTACCAACACGATATGATACAGTACGCTTACCTGTTACAGGGTTCGCATAAATCATATTACCTTCAGCGCGAAGTTCACTGATACGGCGAGACACGTTGACTGTATCAGTCCGTGCTTTCCGTGCAAGTTGCTTGCGGGTGAAGGACTCACCAGTTGAAAGGGCATTCATAATTTTTGTCTTTACAGACGTTTTTACTTTTGACATATTATATTCACTCCATTAAGTTATGTTAAATGTCGAGGTGCCGACATGACACCTCTATCAATTGTTTTAAGTATACGCTTAAAACGGGGTTTTGTCAACAACTTCTTCGGTGCCGACTACACTTTCACCAGTACCAAAATCAGTACCGATGGCATCTGCATCAACCTTTGAGTAAAGGTCGAGGAAGGCAGATTTGGTTTCATCGTCAAAACGATTAATACACATCTGGATCGCTTTTGTGCGATTGTTGAAGATTGTGTATGCTTTGACGATGTGGACAAGGCGGCGAGTTGCAATCAACTCATCGATGCCTCCATCCATGAATGTCTTACGAATGATATCTGCCCACTTGGTCAGTTTATCAGCAAAGTCCATATCTTTTGAACCGGCAGAAGTCAACTCTTTTTCAAGAATTTTCTTTTCGGTTGCAATCGATGGATACTCTTGCTCAATCGTAATTGGGAAACGCTCAAGGAACGCTTCGTTTAGAATGTTAGTGCCAATGAAGCGTCCGTCTTCACTGCCTTTACCTTTAGTATTGGCAGTAGCGACAATCTGAAATCCTGGAGCAGGTTCAACGAACTGATTAATCTTTTTAAGCAGAACACCTTTACCTTCGAGGATTGGTTGAATGCACATGATTTTGTTAGACGCAAGGTCAACTTCATCAAGGAGCAATACAGCACCGCGCTTCATTGCTTGGACAACAGGACCATCGAACCAGATAGTCTCACCATCTTTAAGACGGTAACCACCTAGCAGGTCATCTTCATCGGTCTCAATAGTAATGTTGACGCGGAAGAACTCGCGGCGCAAGGCGGCGCAAACTTGTTCAACCATCATAGTCTTACCATTACCAGATAGACCAGTGATAAAGATTGGATAGAACATCGCGGATTTGATAATGTTCTTTACATCACTGAATTGTCCAAATGGGACATAATTTGGATATGCCGTTGGAATAATATTATTAATTGTAGTATCGGCAATAGAAATTTTCTTAACAGGTTCAGTCACAAGGGTCTCCACAACAGCATTAGTTCGAACCGTTGCTACCGGAGCAACTTGAGTACTAACAGGATTTGATACTAATGAATATAACCCGTTGCCGAGTTTGAACTCATCTGATTTTACAATCCAAGAAGGAGCATATTTCATACCCAACTTGTTTGCAACTTCAACCAACTCGGACCGAGTGAAATCAGTCTTGGTTGGAAACATCTCCGCGGCGGTGCCGAGGAATTCTTCACGCTTATTCATCATATTTAGTCACCTCATTCATCATCATTATGTATACATTATCGCATATTTTTTAGAAGAAGTCAAGCATTATCCACACGATTTATGGTAATAATGTGAAATATTTTTCTAATTATGCGGCAATCTTGTCAATAAATTTGCTCAAAATCACACGGTTCTGAAGTTTTCCTTTGGTCAGTTTCTTGAATGCTGTGGTCAACTGCGCTTTAGTAGCATCACTATCAACTGTCAATTCTTCTGGACCAACCTCTAGGTGCTTACCACCTTTCAGAATATAGAACTCATCCAGACCACTATTATGAGCAACTACAGATTTTTCTTTCGTAAACACTTTACGAAACTCATCGTATCCACCAAAGAATGCAGTAGTTGTTTCTAACTGGGAATTAGTCGCCACAAAGTTTTCATATGCATATTTTGTATCACTGCCGCTGGCGATAAAGAAACCAACTGTAGTGCAACCAGTAACGGAGCGCAAAGAACCGAATAGTGCTTTAGTAATACTCATTCTACGGCGATACCCAAGGTTCGAAACTCTAGAAATTTCAGTTTCTTTTCTGGCAGTCTTATCGCGAATTCTCAAACTGCCAGCATAAAGATTATCATGAACCGAATAATCAGGACGCTCTATATCACTATAAGCACCACTAATGGTGTGTGATGAACCATCAGTCAAAAATACTGCATTGCAAATTTCGATACGGTTCTTTGACTTGAATTTACTAACTAGTTTGTGAGCAACAACCAATGCGGAATCAAGAGGTGTACCACCAAGATAATAGTTGCGAGGAAGTCCCCACCAACGAAAGTCACCAGAGGTTCTACGCTCAAACATTGATGACATTGCCAAACAGCATTCTAATGAATTCTGAAATGCGACATTATTCATCTTGTCACCAAAAAGTTCTAGGAGTGTTACACCACTACAATCAATTTCATTATAGTTTGTTGATTGTGAATTCTTTGGTAGACCTTCTGCCCTTCTAACAGACTTTTCATATTCACTAGTGAATGCATATGCTGAAAAAGGTATGTTTGCTTTTTTACAGAATAGCGCAAGACAAAGCAATTGCTCCATAGTGCCTTTCATATTTTCTGCCATAGAACCAGACCAATCAAGGAAGAATACGATACCGTGGTTCTTACCGTTAGGAATGCTCATAACTTTTTTGAAAATATCTTCATTGTACTTGTAAGAATATAATTTTTCAGTGTTAAGAACACCAGTCTTATTCTCACTTGAACGAACATATTGCATCGCCGCTTTTTTCATTTCGAATTCTTTGTGAAGGTAGTTGATTACCTTCTGGTTCTTTGTTTTAAATTCTTTAGCGGTCAGCGTCAATGCTTTGCGGCGTGCGAAAGAAGAAAAGTCACCATTACCACCAAACCAATGTTCATGTAACTCCTTAACAACATTATCGTGACTGATAATAAAATTCTCAAGTTTTATATCTTTTGGAATGTCAATATAACCAATCTGCCGCTCAGGATCAGTAATGATATTCTCGCGCATACTTTTACGCGATGCAATATCTGTTAACGCACCAGGACCAGATTGCTCTTCTGGTTGTTGAGAATCCATAGGAGTTTCAACATCATCATCTATACTAGGACCTTTTGCTTCAGGCAATTGGTCACCTTCACCTTCTGATGCATCGGATTCGGAATCATCAGTATCACTTAACTGCTCTTTACCTGATAGAACACTATCACCAGACTGAGCATTATCTGACTGTTTACCTTCGCCAGTATCTTTATCTTCCTGATCCTTCTCATTTTGATTTTCAGTAGCACCAGTACTTAGATAATCATCCATTGACATATCGTTATCATTAGATTTTTCTTCTAACTCGTCTTTACAGTACTCCCAAATTTCTTCGGTTAACTGTAGAACCTCATCAAAGGTTTCTGTTTTTTTCGCTCTGGCATTGAATTGCAATTCTTGTTCGTTGAATTGAATATCAATTTGAGTGCCTAGTTTTGCTTTGATGTTAAGACGGTCAATGTATAGCATTTTATCAACATCACGCTCGGCGATATTGAAGAAATCTGCGGCGTTCAGTTTTGAATATGCAGAATAGAAGCACTTTCGTAAACCAGGATAACGGTCTTGAATTTTTCTTTCGATACGAACATCTTCTACAACATTAACGAAAGAATGAAAATTCTTAGGTTTATCTTCTAGAGTTGCTAGACCATCCATTGGCGTAAAGAGAGCATGAGAAACCTCATGACCAACAAAGAGGTCAATAACATCTTGGTCAGTATGCGAGTAATTAGGAAGTAAGAGTATACGGTTTTTTACATCGAAACTAGCAGTCTCGACATTTGCGAATTCAACTTGCAAGTTTTCCATTGCAAGCAATTTTGCAAGGTTTGACTTGACCTCTTTTACTTTGTATTCGCTAAAACTCATTACGTCACCTCTTTTCTCATCATTATGTATACATTATCGCATAATTTTGAACTAATGTCAAGCGATAATTGCACTAATTACGGCAAGAATGAAAAATAATCCGAAAAACACTCCAACTGTTGCAAAAATGCAACACATTGTCCAGTAAATAATTCTGAAAGGGAGTGTTAGTCCAAACCATAGTGCTTCAATAATCATCATCATAGGTAAACTATACCACAGAATTATTTATATGTCAAGCACTATTTTTAAAGATTGATGAAAATATTTTATAATTTGGGTTATGTGCATTCGATGCGAAATGAGCATATCTGGGAGATAGTACTTGATTTTTATCCGCAATTTTTTCTACGGCAAGTACAACATCTTTTGTTATATCGCTATGATATACCTGCTTCAATCCATGAGTTTTCACTAAAATTTCTTCATATCGCTTATATTCTTCTTGGTCGGCAGTTTCTTGAATAATGATTATAGTACCATTATCCGCAACTGCTTGGCGCAATCTTAACAATAATGCACTCTTATTATCATAATCATTGAATGCATTCATAGAAAAAATCAAGTCTGCATTTATCTGTTTTGACATAATAAAGTCTTTGTAGAAATGGATATTACTATGTCTAATCTTACACTCATCTATCAACTCTTGGACATTACTATATCCAATTACTTTCTTAAATCCATATTGTGCTTTTAAGATAGATGCGCCATATCCCTTACCGCATTTTATATCCATTACAGTTTGCTCTTTTGGATTCACGATATAAGGTAACGCATAATGACGATAGGTGTTGTAGGCATATTTTTCAATGCCTACAATTTCATCATAATTATATGCCGTGTCAAAATCCTCATATGGAACAGGAGGATTATTGAATAGATTTCTACTTTTTATAAAAAACGAATATTGGTTCATATTTTAACCAGATGCCATTCACTTTGCAAAAATTCTTTGCTCGTGGTTTGCCTGTCTCCTCATCAACTCTGTTACCACCTGGCATCTGTGCAAGTGCCATCTTTAAGGTAGTAACATATTCAAAACCAAGTTCTTCACAAATTCTAATGCTGTCACCTTCAAGAGGTAGCATTTCATTGCCAAACTTTGCGTCAGCGATATTCCACAATAAGTATCTATCACTCTTTAAGTATTTATATGCATTCTCTAAAGTCGGTTGCAAGAACCCCTCTACCCATGCGTCATATTGTCCGAACTTCTTATATGACTGCTCCTCATCTTCACTATACGCTTCTTTCGCGAAATATGGTGGTGAAGTGAATACCATGTCGATGCTGTTTTCCTCACACGCAAAGGTCTCTGAACCGACTTGATGAATTTCGTATGTGTTTGTGTGTGGGAAGAGTCCGTTACCTCTGTATGTTTTTTCATTAAAAAATCTCGCTAGTTCTTCGTATTTTGTTGACTTGGTACCATCTTCCAATACAACAGTGTGGTCAGTGTTGGGATCAGTACCAATATAATGTATTGAACGGTCATCACGAACAGACATAGCACCCAGAATGCGACCACCCCAACCAGCACTAGGGTCCCAAATACGAATAGTAGACTGGTCTTTAAAATGTTCAGTATATTTCTCATAAAGATACTTTGCTGTAAGAGGAGGAAAATTGACTGCATATTGACACCATGAAATTCTAAAAGGTTTGAAACCTAATGGAAAGATTTTCTGACCTTTCTTAAAGTACATAATTTGATAAACATCGAATTCTTCTTTCATGTTCACTTTACACTTATCAGGAATGTTCAGTGTTTCGATTTCATCTCTCGTTAGAGTTAACCAATTTACACCTCGTAGTTTATCATCATAACCTGTGTACTCTTGCTCTTTATCAGGTTTCAACCAGTAATCATGTGTATCGTATGTGCGACATGTAGTTTCAAACCAATTAATAAAATCAACACCCCTATTAGCAGTGTGACGATTGGATCCAAACTCCAGTAGTTCGCCCGCCTTAATAGGGTTAGAATAATGATAGAAACTATCGCGCTTGAAATGACGGTGACCATATGTGTATACCTTTTGAAATAAATCTTCATCAACAAAGTGGTCGTAGATAGATTTTGCTTTGCTGATATCGTTATAAACAATCTTTGTTTTCATCATTGTAGGAAAGAACTGATTAGCGGCATTACCCACTACACTAGTGTTACGAATAACATCAGTTTCACCTGTCTCTTCATTATAACACTCAAAGTCTTTCACATTGAATGATGACATTTTATTGAACTGGTCAATAATGCTTTGCTCATCCCAACCAACTCTAGGTGGTAGACCAAGCGTATCCCATGAGTAGACAACTTCTCTACGCATATCGCGCAACCACTGTCTGAACTCGTCATCTGTCATCCATAGAACCTCTTCGAATGTCTTGTTGACTTCGTGGTCTAATAGATAATTATTCTTCTCATAAAAATGCTTCATACTATAATCTCAACTTTACTAATTTATTCATCATACACTATATAGGAAACTTTGTCAAGCGTTATCTTGTTTCTTCCAGGTAATATTCATACATTTCCAGGCAAGAGTAATTCTCAAGTCTGATTTATTTTTAGGTGCAAGTCCTCTATGAGTATGAATTGAAGGAAACATTACTAATCGACCTGGTTTATAATCAATTTCTTCGCGCATAAATTCAAAGTTACCTATCAGGTCTGTATTTAAATAATTTGGCATGTATAATAAAGTCCATAAGTTTTTACCAATACTCTTTGTTGTAGGCACATCAGAATGAAGTGTTCCGTCTAACTCATATGTGTGTCCGTTAAGATAAATGTCATCAACTTCATTTAGGTGATACTGAAATTCTCGTTGTGCTACTAATTGAATATATGTAACTAGAGGATCATCTTCAATCTTCATTCCCATTTCACTATCTATTGAAATCCAGAAAATGCTCTCATCGTTTACCGCGCCACTACGATTACCATACTTCCAATTATATCTCTTAGTAAAATATTCACTTGACCACTGAATGAAAGTCTCATCAAATGCCCCATCAACAATAAGAACGTCTGCCTGCAATTCATTATTAATTTCAATCATTTCTTTCTCCTATGCCGCAACATTCCAAAACAAATTGGTTTTGCTTCTATCTATATTTTCTTGTATTACTTTCCATGCTTTTGCGTCATATTCAGGCGCAGATGGAAATGGTGGTGCTTCAGATGCTTTCACAGGTTTATCATACTTGTATGCAGTCTCCCACAACTTCGCACGACCAATCTGCCTTTCATCTAACTTATGACCCGTCTGTATCACATGTACTTCGGACTCTGGGAATGCAAGTTGCAACCCTCGGTTCAGTGTTCCTGATGACCCTACTGTCCAGATTACGTCTGGCACTAGCGGTAGCGACTGCGCTACTTTCACTATACTTCCGAGAACCCAATCGTGTTCTAGTCCTAAAGGCAACGTCCTGCGGGTTTGCGGACTCTCTCTGCGGTATCGCTCTGCTCTTGACAGAGTAACATTTAGCATTCCCATCTTCACCCATTCGATACGACCTCCATACTCCATGTACTTTTGCTGATGCCAAGTTGGTTCTTTTCTATCTGCCCAAAAACAAGTTGATTTTTTACCATACTTTTGACAAACATATGCTAATGAGATTGGACCCCAACCTACTTTGTTCGAACCACCGAACACCCACTCTTCGCAATCGGTATCCCGTATGAGTTTATCGATGAACCGCATTTTTGAACCTGCAGGTAGTAGGTCGTCCCGAACCACGATAACATCATCATGATTGCTAAGAACAGGCGCATCATAAGGGTCTTCCCAATCATTGACTAACTCTAAATAATCTTCTGCATTTATCATTTGCTTCAATATCCACTACTAAATGAATTCTAGTATCATCACCATTATTCACTGCCATGTGTGGTTTTCGAATATCGAGGTACCACAGTTCACCTTCTTTCATATTAACTACATTCTTTACACCATGCATTGACCATGATGTGAACTCCATATTTGGATTCGTAATCACCGGAATATGTAGACGCATCATAGTGCCATCTGCTACTCCAAGATATGGATCAACTTGGTCTGTATGTCTACTCAATTCACCGCCACCTGGAGCGAGAGACATAAATCTAACTCTCTCAATTCTATCGGTAGGAATCTTTGCAAGAATTTCATTTACATATGGAAATTGTTCACGCAATGGTGTGTCTTCACACTGCCAATCTTCCCATGTATCATTATCTGCTTTCCATTTCTTATTCATCTCTACTGGTTTTGCAATAAATGATGGGTCTGGACGGTAACCTCGTAGTGAGATTGCTGACCATGCACCTTTTTTGTTGTAATTTGAGTAGTGATTTGTATACTCCATCGTCAATTTTTGTAGTTCGATGCGTATACGCGAGGTATCGATAGTATCAAAGTCACACTTTGCTATGGAAACCTCCTCAGCGCCGTCTATAGGCGGATGAGAACGATCCTCGAAAGAAGTGCTTGAATTGCGAAAGAATATGCTATAAATCTCTGCAAATGTTGTAATCTTACATCCAACATAATCAAATCCACAATCTTTAGCAAATTTGATAAAGTTATCATCTTCTGCCCAACCAATTAACCAACAATTTCTACTCTCATAGTTACTGATATAGTTCTTTACATTTTCTGTATGATGTGAGATGTTTTGAATAACTACATCTCCTGGTTCTTTATATCCAATAATTGGACCTGCACCATGCATTGTAATCTTTGAGCGAACTTTCGCTTCTGTAATATTAATCCAAGCATCACCTGCTTTTCTGAGTGACTTCTTATCTAAGTAGTCTGCAATATTATTCTTCTTAAATTGTGCAAAAGGACTATCCGTGTATGAATTATAGTGGTCATACTCCGTAGTAATTTCTTTTAGGTAATCTAACTGATAACCTTTCTGCCAATCTTTCATTTCTTCTGTCATTCATATGCTCCATACTCTATACTAAAACTCACAGATATTCTTGGCACTGTGACTGTTGGTTTGTGATTAACATTTGCTGGAATATATATCATTTGATTTAAACCAAGTTGACAATCATCAAAGCAATCTTCTACCCACCAATTAGTTCTCCCCTTTACCTGCCAAATATACACATCGTCAATATCACTATGAACATCAACAGTGTTTTGTTGAGGAGACATGTTAGAATATATGTGACAGTTAACTTTATCTTTATCAGAAAGTCTTCTTTTTTCGAATATAAATTTTCTAGTTTCTTCTACTTGCGGAATACACTCCGCACACAATATGATAAAGTTATCTTTGTTATGTTTTACGCCTTCCGAACCTCTCTGTTCGATTGAATATGCATATGCATATGCTACATCATTCCAATCAAATAAATCAAAGTCATATTCAAAAACTTGTCTAAAATTAGGCAACATTCAACTTCAACTTTCCTTGTAGCACTAACTTCTTTAGTTTCTTATCTCTTGCTTTTAGTCCTCTTTCTAGAACTAACTTTGATGCTCGTTGTGTAAAGTCAATACCCATCATGTGGTCATACTCATGTAGAAACA